TCTTTGTAGCTAAATAACATTTAGACCTCTTTTTGTTACTAAACACTTACCATGATAACGGCTATCTCAGCCATTTGCTTGGGCCCGTTATCGACATTGCATCAGCATTGAATTGAATTGAAGGCCTTGTTGACAATTGAGCTATTGCCTGGGTTGTTGCGTCGACTTGATCATCATGTAGAGCGCCTGGGAATGTGCAGAGCTCCTCGATGTAGTCTCCCACCCACGGTGCTATGCTCGGGTCTGGGATAGAGACGTTTCCAGACTCAAAGCTTGGTGTGATTGCCTCGGCGCGCGCCACCTTGCTTCCCCTTGGTTTGATTGGGATTATTCCAGCAACTTCAATCCTCATCGCGGCAATGAGAGCCGGTCCGTTTGCCGTGTCCTCAATCCACTTCGCGTTGGGGTGCCACTTGGCGCACAGCGCTTTGAACGCAGTCTTTTGCTCATTGAATCCCATGCGCCCACGAATTTGGTCCAATAGGTAGAACATGCCCTTCTTTCTTCCCCAAACTTGGAATACGGCATAGTCGTTTTTGGCTCCATCCTTGAAAGTGAGGTCCCCCGATATGCCAATGAAGTCTAGATCGGCCGGTTGTTCTACGTGGAACTTAAACCATGGCCTCTTGAAGATGGCACCCTCTGCCGGAGCTGGCCTTTGCTGCAATTGCCCAGCCGAGGCCATTGATCCCAGTATCGTCTTGAATTCTTCTATTTCTTTTTTGCCAAAGCGCTCTGGCCAAAGGGGCTCTCCAGGCTCTTCGCGTGGGTCAGACCACCCAGTGGAGACTACTTGGCATTTCCTCTCTGGCTCATACTCAGCCGGAAGCATCAAATGCTCCCAATTTCCCTTGTTCAAAACATGCTGTGAGAGGTCCATCTGATGGAGTCTTTGCATGATTATAATGCGTGAAACGGTCTTTGGGTCATTGACACGCGTGGAAAATTCTTGGTCATACCAATCCAAGACCGATTGCCTAACGTTGTCTGACTCTGTCTCCATTGGTGAGTGTGGGTCGTCCACGACCAAGGTGTCTGCACCTTCACCGATGACCGATCCACCAACCGAAGCCGCCATTCTGAATCCCTTTTTGTTGTTTTCAAACTTCACCTTCTCGTTTTGGTCGTCCGAAATATTCCAAGCAATCTTGAATGTTTCCCGATACCAACCAGACAAGACCAAGGCTCTGACCTTAATTGAGTCCCGCTTTGAGAGCGAATAAGAATGCGAGGCGTAGATAAACTTATGCCCAGGTTTTTGGGTCCAGACCCAGGCCGGGAACGCCACCGACACGATCGTTGACTTTGCATGCCGTGGGGGGATGTTGATCAATAGGTTTTTTATCTGCCCCTTGTTTACCGCCTCGAGGTGCTCGCATATCGCGTCTATGTGGAAGCCTGGGACGAATGGGTGGTTTGGCTCAATGATTGGCCAAGCCAGTTGCAAGAACGATGACAGCGATGAACCCGCCTTGTAAAGCTTCTCCTCAAGCACCAGTTGCTCAAGCTCTTTGATCTCTACATCGCTCAATGCCATTGCTCGTCCTCAGCGCGCTATTCTTTTGCTTTTTTGATGAGTTCGTCGATTCTCGCGCGCCGCTGTTCTGGGGTCATTTGAATTGGTATTGGTCCGCCTTCTTTACCGCTAATCTCGATGTCTGACCTGTCTCTCCACTTTAACAAGTTCTTGGTCATCCAGATGAATGCCGTAGAATTTCCCTGGGTTGGCTCATACTTCCTCTTCATGAGCACTTGCCCAGTTTTTGGGTCAATTATTGGGTTGCCATTGTCGTCAAGCATTGGCTCTTCTGACTTCACCCGCCTGAGCTGACCTGTGGCTATCATCTTGCCCAGATTTTCATAAAAGGCGTGGAGTAATGGCTCTGCTATTTTTCTGGCGTCCATGAACTCTGGGTATTTTTCAAACCAAGTATAGATTGACTGCTTGGAGTGCCCCACTAGTGAGCCAAAGGACTCAATTGATCCGCCCTCTCTCATATGTTGGATAAGCATCTGACAATATTCAGGTTTATAACTTGTGGGTCTTCCGCCTGGGTGTTTTGCTGTTTTTTTTTCTTTCGTGGCCATACCTAACACTATGACACTTGTAATTTAAAAAGCAATAACTAGCAGGCGCTCTCTATGACTTCATAGGCGTTTTGAATCTGAACTTTTACAGGGTCGGCTGATCCAAGGGTTACTGCAATTTCCAATACTCCTTGAACCACTGGTGCAAGCAATGTTGATTGGGCAGATGTTATTGAGATGGAGATTTTCCCCAGAACTGGGTTCCCTACGATTGAGATTTGGTTCCCAGTCATTGAGAGCATCAGCTCGCTTCCGTCAATATTCTTGAAGCAAGTGGTGATCTCTGTGGCAGTGGTCAAGTCCAACGGGTCACCCGTAACCCCATTGAGTGAAGTGAGTATCCTTACCGATAAGTTAGCTGCTGAACCTTGAATGATTTGGACCATTTTCTCACTCCTCCAATATTGCCACTAATTCGTTGTCATCTAGGGATGCTGAAAGCTTGTTGTCATCCAAGACGGCCACCAAGTCACTGCTGCTGATTCCTGGTGTTTGGTTGTTGAATATAACTGTGAAGCCCTCGCTTCCACAAGGGCGCCCATCTCCAGACAAGTAGGTGTTGTCGAGGTAGCTACCCTTGGTCACCACGAATATCCCTGTTCCATTTGGCCTATAGAAACACGCATAGGTGTTCGTGATGGCGTCAATCAGCAACATGGGTATCGTGACTATGGGCGATGGCGTAAAGCTTCCATTTACTAGCTGGTAAACCTTTGCCGCGACATACGCCAAGTCAGGCCTGTCGTAAGTCACTTCGAATGATAAAGTGTCACCAAAATCAAACTGGTTTGCCATTAATTGGCCTCCAGGGGATATTTCGAGACCTTCCCTGGCGTCTTGTAAAAAGATAGCTTGAAAGCTGGGTCAGCTTTGATTTGCTGGTACATGTCCTCTGTGTCGATTGACTGTGGGTCTATGTTGTAGAAGCTCGTCTTTGGGCTCCTACTTAGAGAATAGAGCACAACCTCGTTACAGGTATAGAGGCTTCTGATAAAGTTTGGAATCTTGATCCCAAATCGAACCAAGATTCTCCGAATCCCAAGCGATATGAACTGCCAGTAGGGATAAATGAGCCCAACCAAGTCCCTTCGGGTATACTCCATGTGGCTGAAGGCCTCGTCTTCGGTGATTGCGTCGCAGGTCCAAACTTCTAACTCGCAATTTGGGTCCTCGAGGTAGCGCTTCATCTCGCCGAAGGCAACCTCAAAGTCCGTGGTCTCGATTACATAGGCCCCGCGGCTAGCGACCTCATATATCCTTGTCGAGTGGCTCCAACGGCTGTTCATCGCGCTTGAGATGGCCTTTGAAATATCGTTGTCATGGTGCATTATAAAAACTACGTCCCCTATTTTCATAATGGGTCCCCCGCTGCTATGTATCTCGCAAAGTATTGCCTCACGGTGTCTCCGCCAGGGAAGTTCGGATCATAGGGCTGGTCCAGTATATCTACCCCGGTTATCGAGTTGAGAAGCGCCGCCGCCTCGATGAGAATTCCTAAGTTTAAAAGTTGGACGACATCACCAAAGGCCACGATCAGAGAGGCAGCTTGGTCATCTGGAATTGAAAGTGTGTAGAGCCTAAAATGGCTAATGACATCTTTACCATGTTTGATTCTTTGGTTGATTTGGTCCAGCAAAATCTGTTGCTGTTGCTGGACATTTAACTCAGGGGGTGAAAAACTGTTGTTCCCTGAATCAAAGGTAAAACCGATGTCAATCTGGATGTCTTGCCCTGTATAGTCCAATGCATTGTCATATTGATCGGAAATCAATGGCAAAAAGCTTGGGTCTGCCACTATCATATTGACTACAACGCCGTTCTTAACCAAAGCATATTTGTTCGCCATTTTATTCTACCCACTCAATAATTAAGTAACCGTCTGAGCCTTTTCCGCCTGTTCCGCCGTTGCCACCGCTTCCTCCACCCAAGGCAGATACGAAAATTCCAGCTCCTCCTCCTCCGCCACCGCCGCCGCCTCCTCCACCCATTCCGTTGGTTCCGTCCGCTCCATTGGATCCAACTGTTCCATCTCCACCCTTTGCCACCGCACTACCATTTCCTCCAGCTCCACCATTTCCGCCGCCGCCGCCGCCTGGGGTCAGTGTTCCTATGATAACATCACCGTAACCAGCGACTCCTCCTCCGCCACCACCTCCACCGCCGCCTCTGTTTGTTGCGTGGATTCCACCCGAAGCCCCTGTGCCGGCAGTTGGGTTGAACGTTGATCCAAAGGCCGTGCTACCTGGGGATACCCCGGAGTTTGAACCGCTAGCGCCATCTGCCGCTCCTCCTGTTGAAGTTCCACCATTTCCGCCGTTGCCTCCCGCAGATGGGTTTGCTCCTCCTAGCTGTCCATAGCTAACTCCAGCAGTGCCTCCGCTAATTCCGCCAGTTCCCCCAACCCCACTGCTTGTTCCCTTGGAACCAAAGGATCCTCCACCTCCAGTGGACGTTCCGGTAACTGCCCTTGAAAAAGTAATTAATGATCCAAAAGTTGTGTTCCCGCCAAAGTTACCGCTGTTTCCTGCAGTTCCGTCCGCTCCTGATGAGGCCGCTGGAACTCCTCCTATTCCCCCAGAGCCCCCTGTTCCGCCAGCTCCAATCACAATGGAATAAGATGTCCCTGGAGTGACGGTGACAAATTGCCGATTTAACCCAGCTCCGCCTCCGCCTCCACCGCCCTTTCCACCGCCGCCGCCAGAACCAGTGGCTCCAAATCCAACATCTCCTGAGCCGCCTCCTCCACCTCCACCGCCGCCTTGAGATCCAGGTCGTCCCCAAACAACAACTTGGGTAACACCTGCTGGACAAACCCAGGTTCCTGAACTGCTAAACACTTGCCTTGTTAATCTAGCCATTAATCAACCTCAATTTACAAACCACCAGTCGGTGCAATCTGAAAAAACGTGCCAGGCACCGTAGTTAGTCAGCAATGTCCTATTCGAGGACAAGCCCTCTATTCTTTCACTGGCGTGCCTTGCCAAGGTGACGTTGTTGGTTTGAAGGTTGCCCGAGATATCCTTCAGCCAAAGCTCGCGCCCACAAGTTGGGGTTGGCAAGGTCACCGTGATCGCCCCGCTTGGGTTCATCAATATTATAAAGTCTGTCGTTGTCGTGTCCACAGTAAGGTTGCCTGTAATGGTCCTCGTCGTGACATTAAGCCCACCATTTATCGTGTGGATTGCGGTGCTGGAGCTGTTCCCAATGGTGGCCTTTGAAGCTGCATTGCTTGCTATGTTGGTGTCGCCAGTGATGGTTTTTGTACCTGACCCCAAGACTTGGTTTTGGAGAGAAATAACCCCGGGAGCTGTTGCTGATGTAGGACCCCAACCTGCATGGGCATTTAAGCAGCTTAGGATAGCAAAAAAAATCGTGGCGATTTTCATTGTCTCAACACCCATTGTACGTCAATTAATTGCGCTGCCGAGGAACAATATACCGAAATACTTGCCCCTCCTGGGATATAGCCAGTGTCCCTTCCGGGCTCGATCAACATCCCAACGCTAGATGAAGCTGTTGTTCCTAGTGCCCATCTACAGTTTGCTGTATTGGTCGATTCAGACTCAAGGATAAAACCCGTCGCATTCGCTGGAGCAGTGATAGTTGAGGCAGAAGTTCCAACTGTAGCATTACTTGTAGCTCCGTTGGTATTCGCAGGCATTGCCGTGTTGGGTGACAATGCCACCACTGCTGCAGTGTCGGTTGTTGCAGCCGCAGTGGAGCTCGCTTTGATTGCAAGCTGGTTTGTTGGGGTTGTGGCGTCGGCTAACTTTGCTGCGTTGGCTAGGTAAATTGAGTTTGGGTTTACCGAGCTTGTTACTTGGACCACCGCCGTACCGGTCATCGCCGCGGTAGATCTAATCCTAAATTTCTGGAACCCCACGACGTTTGCCGCCCCTGTAAAGTTCGCCGTAAATGTTGAAACGGTATAAGAAGTTCCTGATTGGTGGATCCCCTGAACTGTCCAGTTGGAACCATCGGGGCTTGCCTCTGAAACTAGCGTTCCCGTCCAGGTTCCCGTTACAATCACCCTTATCGTTTCTTGCGACGCAAGGTTGAAGGTTGCAGCAGAGTTTGCAGTTGGAGTTCCGCTGATATAAATTTGACCATTGGCCACGGTCGTTGAAGTCGAAGAAGTGTCTTGAGTCGTTATATTTTGATTGGCTGGAGTATTGTCTTGAACCCCTGTAGATATACTGGTGACCCATGGACTTGTTCCTTGCGTCACGCTTGTCGTTGGCGCACTATCAACATTTACGTGGAGGTTTGATCCCGTGCTTTGTACAACTGTGAAATTTCCGCTCCCTGCGTTGGCGGTCACAGTCCCAGAAACTGCCACTGAATCAGAGCCTGACGATAAGTTCCAGTTTCGGCTAGTGAGCCAAGGTGAAGTCCCTTGAGTTACGCTAAGGCTTGAAGGGAAGTTTGAAACACTGACGCTATCAGTTAAGTTAGATAGATTCCATGTTCGACCAGTTGTCCAAGAACCTGATTGTGTTGCAGAAACAGCTCCAGAATCCACTACGGTGTGTAAATTTGTTCCGGTTGATTGACCCACTGTAAAGGTTCCTGTACCAGCATTTGCTGTAACTGTGCCCGTCACTACTTGAGTCGCCGGGAAGTTTCCAACATTCACTGAGTCACTAGAGCTTGAGAGGTTCCAAGTTCTCCCTAATGACCACGCTCCACCTTGGTAAGCCGTCACTGAATCCGTTCCAACTCCCAAAGTCCAATTTCTGTCTCTAGGGTCGATGACGCTGCCACCAACGATTAATTGATCGGAAAGGGGCGATGCCGGGGAAGAAGAAACGGTTGCTGAGATTGAGTTCAGTACATCGACATTTAGAGATCTATTTCCCCCAATAACAGTTGAGGTTAATGGGTTTCCAGCGCCGTCTTGAAGCTTTGCGTTAACAGTGCCGAGTGGAGGAGTGTCCGCACGTGCAATGGTGGCAATCATTAAGAGGCAAAAAAATAACATTGTCCGCATCAGAGATCCCCCAGTTGATTTCTGACTAGAATGTTATCAGTGGTTTAATAGCAATTCAAACTTCTTGATTGTTTAAGATCCAGTTTAGGACTGATTTGGGGTCTGGGAGGAAATCCTCAATCCTTGCCCCTTTTGGGAAAGTATCTACCCGATTTTCATCAAGATTGTTTGGACAATAGTTAAAAAGCCCCCAAGGTTCCCCCTTAGTTAGGTTCTTCATGTTCCATCCAAGCCTCCCCCCACGCCAGTGCAAAAGGTGGTCAGGGTGCCTTACTGTGGAGAAAAAAAGGATTTTTCCATAGCCTGCTGCCCCAAGGTGGATGGGGCTAGAGTCATTTGTCACCAAGGTTCCAGCATATTTGCATATCCATGCAAATTCCTTGACGTTGGTAATACCTCTTATATCAAAACAACGATCGGGGTTTATCTCGACAGTGTCATTTCCAATAATGACTGGGATTAATGGGGTTTCTCTCAAGATGAGTTCAATGAGGTTATTCCACCAAGTGGCTGGGATTGTCCTAGACGGCCAAGTCTTCCCAGGGTGGATAACTACCGTCTTCTCCCTGTCGCTAATTTTATAGGGATCAAAGTTAATTTTAGAAAAAAGGTTTGTCATCTCTGTAGTCAACAATATTTCTTTATAACCATTTGGGAGCTGCATCCTCAGGGCCGAAATACTTGCGAAGTCAACTGGGTGAATCAAATTTGCGTTAAAATATTGGTTCCTTAAGTTGCCTTGGCCATAGGTATAGAGAATGTAGTGTTTGTTGGGCTGGATTTCATCAACCGTGCGGTAAACGTTCTTAAACCCAATGTGTTTAAACAGCTCTGGAGTGTCACAGAGGATTGATATTTCACAATTCTTGAAGGTGTCCTTTGCATAAATCAACGTGGGTACTGCGCAAACTCTATCCCCCAGTCCGCCCGACACAACGAATAAAAGATTTTTTTCCACCCCATTTCCTATCGCCTTTGCTATTTGGATGGCTGGGATGTCGGACTCATGGACGTCAAATACTCCCATGCTAAATTCCTTTCGCTTTTTTATAAGCTTTTATTGCTTGTTCTTTATCGAGGAATTCTCCAAGCCAAACTCTTTTCCCTTTTATATATATTCTCGAACTCCATTTACCTTTGAAAAAATAAACACCTGTAATTGGTTTTGGTTTTTTATGGCTTGGCTTAAAGATTTTCTGGCATTTCCGTGCTTAAGTTTTCCCATTTAATTCTTTCCTAATATTTTCAAATACTTCTTCAACAGGGATACTATCTATGCAAAGTGGTTCTAAATAACCAAGAGGACATTTGGCGACCCAAGAATCAGTTAGCCACCAGCAACTTCCTTCATCAGCACAAAATTTTGGAGCAATATTTATATTTTCAGGGTAAGAAAAAAATTTTAAGTTTGTTGGCCCAAATAAAACAATAGACTTTACGCCAAACATATAAGCTGCATGCACAAAACCAGACTCTCCATCTACGTGAAGAGTACTTTTTGAAAGTATCCCTAAAGCTTCCAATAATGAGGTTTTTCCAACCATGTCATAATCAACTCCAGGAATTTTAAAGGAAGTTGCCCCTCCAATTTGTACAGTGCATACATTAATCTTTTTCAGCAACTCCACTAACTTTGCCCAATTTCCTTCTTTCCAATTTTTGGTAGATCTGCCAGAAACCTTGTTTGCATCATCAAAACCAGTATGGAGTGTGATGAATGGTTTATCTAAAACCCTAGGTATTTTTTTTAAATTGCGCTTTTTTTCTTTAACTTTAATTCCAAGCATATCCGAAATTAAAGTTCTTCTATTTAGGCCAAGCTTCACTGCCTCTATGCCCGTCATGTTCTCCATGTGGGGCTGCATTTCGTTGATGAGCTTCCAATTTCCATTTGACAAAAAGGCGCTATACGCGAAGAACATCTCCTCTATTTTATGGTTCCTAAATCCTCTAAAGTTTTTTTGAAAGTTGAACAGTACCAAGGTGTTTAGCGTGATCCACCAATCCGCTCCCGTTGATATGAAGATTCTTTCGTCCCTCGCGTCAAGCGACGAGAGGTTGCGGATAACATCAGGGTACCTTGTGTAGAAAACAACCTTCTCTTGAGTGTGCTCTTCTATGGCCTCGGCCAAATTCATCGACAATAAGGCGTCGCCAAGCTAGAGGCCCCCGGTCGACCACACAACGATATGGTCTGAAACCGGGGGCTTCCTAAAGTGCCTCTTTGGTCCGCCGTTCATGTGAATGACGCGGCTTGTAAGTGAAAGTCTCAGTGAGTTAAGATTTTCTTGAATCAGCATAACCTTGCCTAAATCCAGTAGAGACTGCTGCGCGGATCAAAGCCTGCTCTGTCCATCCAAACTTCAGGAAGTTCTTTTTCTTTAGGTAGAAGTTTCCTGCCTTTATCGCGTGTGATTGAACCCACTCATCACTCCCTCTAGATGGGAATAGTTTTACCCAAAAGCTCTTCAGTGATTTTTCTGCGTGGCGCCTGCCCATATAGTAACCATGGGCCAGAGAAGTGACAAACAGGCTTTTTTCGGAGTTCGACCCATTCTTGAAGTGCTTGTCAGTATATTCACCAGCAAACTTCACGCTCTCAGCGGTTAGATCTGACTCTTTTATATGTTTCACAGTTTTCTCCTATTGATGGTCTTATGAACTTAAGAACTTTTTTGACCTGCCGCTTAGCATCATGGATATGGCGCTAACCCCTCCCAAGTGTGGGTTTCCCTCATGTAGCCAAGCATGTACCTTTGAATCGTCACAAAATAATTCACTCAACAAGCGGACAATTTCAATGTTTTCCGTTGAGAAGATATGCTCAAGCATTTTTATTTTTTGTCTTGGTAAAGTTTTGGGTTCTCAATGCAGTTCATCAAGTAGTCTATCGAGTCCCCGTTGGGGGCCTTTTTTACAGCGCGACGCATGCAGGCCATAGTCTTCTTGCTGCAATTCCCTATTTCGCTTTTGTTTTTTGAAACTGGGGAGCAGGCATTCACTACGATCAACAAAATATCCATCCAGCTAGACATTGAACCTCCTGTTAAACAATTAAAATTTAAAAAAGAGCCAAAGGGGTGAATCTTTGGCCCCCTTATATGCAGTCCGGGCGCTACTCCGGAATCCAGATACTGTAGTGTCGAACGACTTTCCGCATCTCTGGAAGGTATACGGATCAAACGTATCCAAATTTCGCCTTACCTTGAGTTTCACCAGTGGAGTGTGCTTACTTACTTATGTCCATCCTGTTGCTTTGGTAAAACCTGCTTGTATCGCATTCAAGCAACAATAGGACTCCACAGCTTCTAACTCCGCTGCATAAATATTTGGCCGCCATATCGAAGCGGCTCCCCTCTCGCTCGATTTCCTGTTGTACGGGCCTCGGTAAATTTTCAAAGGTCAAATACGGCGCCGGGAGTGGATTGGCGTTTGGAGTGGAGGCTACCCGGCGCCGCTTAAATCGCTAACGCGATTTACCTTATAAAATCATTCCTCCTGGGCCCTGGCTTCAGCCCTTCCCTCAAGTTAGAGGCTGACTTGTCTGCCTTTAGCATTTGCATCGCGATGGCGTCTGCTTGCCTTCGGGATAAAATTTGTCTGCTCCCATCCTCATAAATCACTGTCGATGTGTCTTTGTCCTCATTGTCAAAAACAAACTTAACTTTTTTTGTAATATCAGACACGCCTTACCCCCTTTTTTTTCTTTCGATTTCTCTGGTTATCTTAAACCACCTCTCGGCACCCATCATAAACCTAGACTCCAACTCTTCTGAGGAGTTTGTAGTTGTAATGTAAGTGCTAACGGTGGTCCCAACCAAGGCCTCCAAGAACTCATTTAGCAGCCACATTATTTTCTCATTGTCTTCCTCAGCGTTACCGGTGAGGGCTAAAGCCTCCCTTGACTTGTGGATGTGGCTCTCAAAGGACTTTTGGAGCTCGATTGAAAACGCTGACGCTTCGGCTGAGGATATGTTTTTCCAGTCTGATTCCGTTTGGCTCATGTTTGTAAACTCTTTCTATTTTTTTGATATTCCATGGTAGTCTTCTGCAGCCTTCCACCCTATGTGGAACCCGTGCGCAACTTGGTTGACCATGTTTTGTTGGTCAAATAATTTCAGGTGGGTGCCCATCTTCTTCAAGTAATGGGTGGCTGCCTTTATAGCCTCGCGATTCAGCTCTGCTTCATCAATTTTTTTTGCCAATGCCTTCATTAGAAATTCTTTCATGGTTTTTCCTTTCTTGGGCTAAACATGAGCATAATTTTTGGAGTCAACTCATACAAGACGTATTCCCCTTTTTGAGAAACTTTTAGCGCTTCTTGGTCCAACCTGTCCGCTATGATCCTCAACTGGTCTGGGGTAACCTCGATCACCCTAAAGCTATATGGAGTTTGGGAGTCCGTGACTTTCTCCATTATTTTCCCCTCAACCATCTCTTGGCATAATCATCATAATGCCAACCCCTCAGCAAAAGGTCTTGCTCGAGGTGGAAGTGACGCTTCACAAAAGTTGTTAGCCCAACGCTGTGCCTCTCTGTGTGGCAACGTCGACAGAGGCTCCATAGGTTTGAATCTAGGTCTTCTCCTCCAGCCCCGCGGGTCTTGATGTGGTCCAAGTCGCAGTCTCCATGTTGCTTGCATGAAACGCATCGTGATTTCCTGATTTTATCCTTTAGCTTCTTGCTCTGAGTTGTCTTTTTCTTTTGGAACATAAACAGAGTTTAACTCATCGGCGATATTTTTCTTTTTTTCTTGGACAATGACTGAAGGCTCCTCCGGAGTGAAGCTATAGTCATACTCGGCTATTGGAATTCCAGCGATGAGGTCGGCGAACTTTGACCTAAGTGCCAAGGTCCTGGCCTTGTATCGGAGCATGATCCTCTCCCACTTTTCCCAGGTTTCTTTTTTCTTGCCTTGGTAAGTCTTGTCGATACCTGCCCGAGCCAAATCATCCAGAGTGAAATAATCTTCTTGCTCGGATTGATCTCCCTTTCTCTTGATTCTGGTCACCGAGGCATACACTCTTGCATTGAGGTTTTTATTCTCAACCGAGATCCTTTCGATGTTTTCGTCAACGTAGAACTCTTCTATTTTTTCAACCAAGCCTGTACGCAAGCACAAAGAGAGCGGGCCCTCCCCATATAGGCATGGCCTCCCACCAACGACGTACATCATCTTGATGGCTATCATCTCATTCATCTGCATTGCCTTGGCGTATTGGAATGCCACAACGAGCTGTTGAGGGGTCTTGAAGGTGCTTGAGACCATTTCTTGGTCAATCAATCTCTTGGCAAATGAAAGCTGGTCCTCTAGGGAGGTGAGCATGAGTCTCCCTGCGTGGTCCGTTTGAAGCTGTTTTTTTTCGATTTTAACTAATTTTTTCTGTTCTTCATTTTGGTCTTGGGGAAGGATTTTTTTGGGATATGAGCCTTCGTTTGTCACTGAGTTTTCCTGCTCAACAAACTCATCAAAGCTTGGGATGTCCTTATCGTCCTGCATAATAGCCTCCATAATATTTTCTTAATAATTGTTATGATTGTTGTAAAGCCAAATATTATGACGGATAGATATTTTTATTTAACGCAGAGAGTAAAAGAATCAATTCCACCCTGGAGGGCCATGAACTTGGCAAAGGCATCCTTACTGTTTAAGACCTTGCTTTGGTTATCAGTTCCAAGTCCAACCAAGATGCAGCCGTTACTGTCCTGATTGAAATTTCCAGTGTGGAACAAAATCCCGGAATGCCCAGGGACCTTTGTAACCTCGAAGGTCTCAAAGGGGTGGTCCATGCTGGCTAATTGGTGTTGGCCGCGAACACAGACGTACTCACCCTTTGGGAGTTTTGGCAAGAACCCTTCTCCAGACTGGTAGGCGTGCTGAAGCGTGTAGCAAACATGTTGCCCATCTTCGGAAAATAGTTCTCCAAAGATTCCCCTTTCACAATAAAATTTATTTACCAAGTTCATTTTCATCTTAAATGTCCTCCCTATAAGTCAAGGTTGTCTCTAGGTTTGCCTGGCCGTAGAAATCCATCTCATCTGTCTGTTCGGTTTTCTTTTCACCAAACCTGCCCCCATAGAAAGTTTCTTCTATCCTTGTGAAGGGAAGGGCATGCTCCATGGTTAGGCCAACGTATTCAGAGTAATGCTTCAAGGAAATTTTGCTATATATTTGCTGGGAGTCCCTGCAAACCACATGAAGTTCTGAAGTTGGGAAACCATAGATGTGTTCCCTAAAGCAAACCCAGCCTGAATTTATTCCGCTTAGATACCTTGAAAAGCTCCGCTTAAGCACAAAGCAATCTGAATCAATAAACACCACCTTGTCGTATATATTGAGCAAAGTGCCGATAAAATTCAGCGCCCTCCAGCAATATGGATAGTTGAGGTGCTCACCGCTTGGAAGGTGCCTTGAGTGTCTTGCCACAATGACCTGGAAATTTTCCCCTAGGTCTTTTGCTTCAAAAAACTCTTGTTTGTTGTCTCGCCACAAGGAACTGGGATTCAGTTTCTCTATCAAATTCTCTGGGGAGGCGTTATCAACCAAAAATATTTTTTCAAACCCAATATCTTCTCTTATTTTGGAGTACCAATCCAAATACCTTTTGTTTCTCTCTAGCCTTGGGTTCCCAAAATTGTCTAACCCATCAAGGTAGCAGGAGGTCATCAATGCCGTTCTCATTTTATTTGAATCACTCCCCCTGCAGTTGAGTTCACCACATTTTGCAAGAGCTCCCGGTGGGCGTTGTTCAAATCGTCTCGTTTCAAGAGGTTTGCCGCCAAGGCCTTCCATGCCTGGAATATGGTCGAGTTATCCATTTCTTCCATTTTGTTATTTTTTACCGAGTGCCAAGCTATCGAGCCCTTTTTTGATTCCCCAAACCTAACGATTGTACAAATCAAAAGTTCATCAACTGGGATTTTTTTGCCATCTTTTTCAAACTCACCTAACTCGACTTCAAATCGTATTGGATATTTCTTTGACAATATTTTCTCCGTTTCTTTTTTTCTCTGACTCAGAAAATAAATCCCAAAGGATATTTTTCATTGATTCAATATTGTGTTCTTCACCATCGATAGCTTTCCTTACAAACATTCGATCTAAAGTTTTTTCTCCAAAATATGTTCCAGGATTCCTTGGACCGCCCCTCCTTAAAAAGGCCTTTTCAATCGATTCTATTCTTTCCCTTAATTCCTTGTTTTCAGCTTCAAGTTGCCTAATGTAATCTTGGTCCTTTAGGTGGAATTTCAAGAACGTCTTTACTTCGAGGTTCCCTTTGTTGTCCTCAACTATTATGGGGTCAGAGCGCTCTATCACCAGTAGATTTCTATCTATAAATTCCTTTAATTGACCCAAAATTAAGCTCTCGATTTGTTTTTCCTGATTCCAGAGAAGCTCTTTTGCTAAGTCGAACGATTTCTGATTTCCCAAATCATTCAAATTCATATTTCACCCTCCCAACCTACCCAAGATGGAATCTCCGTGTGGACAAACTCATCTGGATAGCAGGGCCAAACGTCCTTGCTGAGACATTCGGCATAGAGCTTTGTCAACCTTGCCCTGACTTGTTCTCCAACATCAAGCTGGCCAGAATCCAGTGGGAACATCCTCACTCCCCATGGGGCCTCTTTTTCAATTGCAACAAATATAAAACTCTCGCCATTGCCTACCTTTGCTGACTTTATGCAGTGCGAATAATGAGCAGCCTGCAGTACATAGAATGGACTTGAGAACTTGTCCGAAAATATTTGGTTCAAGAAAAAAGGGATCGAAGCGTCACGGGTTGTCTTGATGTCAACGACATGACCGTGCTTTGTGATGAAGTCTGGCCTGCAGGTCAAGTTAACCCCTGTCTCGGGGTCCTTCACCCAAAGAGAGGTTTCACTCATACCCTCCTTCAGGAGCTCCCTCAGCCTTGACTGCTCGCGTATGGTTTTTGATATCCCCTTGATCATTGTGATGTCGTCCTTCTTTACGACGATGGATTTTGGGCCAAGACTTGCGTACCAATCAACCTTTGCCTGCCTCGCCTCTGCAGACCTTGAGCTGTCTTTTCCGTCCTTGGTTTTTCCCGTGAACTCGGGCTCCATGACGTAGGTGTCCATGAACTTCTCGGGGTTCTCCAGGAAGCTATGGACTAGTTTCCCCTGGCGAAGAGCTTCGGTCTCCTCCCTTGGAGCTTCAAGTGCCGCCTTGAGGTGGGCTGGGCTCTTCTTTAGGTGCTTCAAGTGCCCAGACCTCAGGGCGCTTATATTTGTTGAGGTTGAGGTATACTCCTCATAGCTCAGTCCTTGGTATAAATGACAAAAATTTACCTGTTCCAACTTCACTCCTATTTCACTGGTTTTAGGTTTGGCTTTGGAGTCATGAACTCATCCATGATCCTCTTGGATTCAACCTGCATGATGCTCATCGCGTGCAAGCTGTCGATGTTCTTGAAGACTCTCGTTATGTTTGAAAAGTTCTCTGTGCATAAAATCATCACTATCCTGCTGCTTCCAAAGTGCCGTGCTATTTCATCTAGCTTTTCTACAATTTCTGGCGTTAGTTCCTTCATGATTTTTTATCCCTTTAGTTTCAAGAAGCTTGAAGCCTCTATGATTTGCTTGCCATCCAAAACCCTCTCAAGGGTTTCAATCCCAAAAAATTTGATCAGTATTTCTAATTCTTGCCCCCGTGATGGGTCGGCGATAACCCTTTGGAGGTACTTTTTGAACCCAATGTAATTTTTATCCACTGACTTGAAGTTTTTATATTGTGAAAAATCGCGGTCATCTACCACCTAACCCTCCTCGATATACTGTAATTTTTTCAATGTTCCTATTTCTGGACCAGACAACTGTGGGAGTTTGCGGCTCTCTGAAAACGAAATGTCTGGGAGCAATGCCTTTGCCTCTTGGGCGGTTAGTAAGTTTTTGCTTACCGCCTGAACTATGACCCTCTCTTGTGCGACCTTGTCTTGCCCAAGGGAGACCTCCCATTTGACCTGGCGATTTTCAGCCCTGGCTTCGGCTAGCTTCTTCAAATAAGCCTCCTTGAAGGCCATCCTAGCAGCAATCTCATCCCGCTCGATTAAAGGCAGCGCCGCACTGAAAAAGGCGTCCTTGACTTCCTGGGTCCACACCACGGTTTGTGACTCGCTGATGGGGCACATGGCCCACGCCTCTTCAACCCCTGGTCTTCCATCCGGCGAACCTGGCTTGATAAAACCACGGATGTCCGCTGGCATTGGCAAAACCCTTCTCCCTGGCTCTCGGCGAAAGTGTGCAAAAGCCCGGTCAACGTCCGAAAGGGATAGGTCTTCGAGCTCCTTTGCAAAAAGCTTTAGCTTGATCTCGTTCATTGGAGCGTCGTAGAACGATGCGTTTTCAAGAATGATTTCAAATATTTTCTTCATTTTTGAGTTATTCTGCTGGCTTGAATTTTCCATTTTCTTCCATGCTTTCTGGCAATTTTGCTGCGATAACCCAACCCTCCATGGCCTGGTCCTTTTGGAAATCCCAAAAATGCCTAAACTCCCAAATATTTCCAAACTGGTCTAAAAACGCATGCTGTTGATTGCCTTCTTGGTTAATCGTGGTTGTAAAAAATTTAGGCTCAATCTTCACAGTTCACCTTCCTGATTTCTTTGCCAAAGTTCGCCTATGGCTTGCATGTTTATCTCGGAGCTGGTCATGCGCCTTGACGGGATGTTTTTCCGGTAGCTCTCAAAGGCGCGGTTTAGCCAGTTCGACATGAACCTGCTGAATTGCTTTGGGTTTTTTCGTGGATTTGACTTGATCCAGACGTTCGCCTTGAGTAGCTCATCGCAAATCCAATCCGCTCCGGGATAAGCCTCAAGCCAAGCTCGCTGTGTCTCTTCCGAGACTTTTCGGACCAAGAGCATGGTTTCAATCAGGGGGTTGGACTTGAACTCTTGGAGAACGCCTCGAGGGTTCACGGAAGTAACCCGAGAGGGACTTTCCCCCGAAAGGTTTTCTGGGAATAGCTCTGGTTTTTCAGGAATTGGTTCCGGTATTGGCTCAGGCGGTTTTTCGCTGATGGGCTTATGTTTATTTTCTAATTCTTGCTTTGTATTGCTTTGCTTTGAACTGCTTTGAACTGCTTTGTATTGTATTGCATTGCTTTGTATTGTATTGAGGTTCGCGGCTATATCGTTTGCTTCGTCGTGTGCTTCGTTTTGCTTCGTTTTGCTTCGGTCGTAAGTTGTTGTTTTGCTTCTTGATTTTCCACTTTTCAAACCACCTGCTCTACCTGCCTCACTTCTTGAACGAAGCAAAACAGTGTTTGCTTTGATGTGTTTTTTGTTGCCACGCACTTCAAACAGGTTTGCTTCGTTTGCTACGGGAACAATATATTCATTTTCAACAAGCGCATTGAACATGGTCTCTTTGAAGTCATTTGAACAAGGCAAGAACTTCATCAGCCTTTCTTTGGTTTCTCTCCAAACATTTCTTTCTTGAGTGTCATGCCAAAAGATGACCAGTGAACCTATAGTTTGAACTCTGTTGTAATTGAGAGCTTCCATGAGGTTGAAGAACCTCGACTCTGCCATTGCTCGTGTCTCTACGTTTACTCTAGCCAAAACCCATCCCCTTTTTATTGTGAGGTCCCCCGTACTGGCAGGATGGAGTCCCAGAAGCCAATTTTGCCGATTGCTTCTGGGAGATAGATGGAATAAAATGATGGACATCTAGAGAGCTTCTTCAAACTCAAGACTAAATCATTTTACCATCATCTATCTATAAGACCCCCTCGGCAAAGGGGAATTTCATAATGAATTTTATGACATTATTAATTATTGTTTTTAATTTTAAAAGTGAAAAAGCGATTTGAAGCAAATTTTTTTTAAAAAAACTGGGAAAAGAATTATTTTGGGTAAGTTTTAGAAACTATTCTCAATACTTATAAAGTTCTAAAAGAAATAAAAAAAATAAAGTTAGAAACAAGAAAACTATAAATTTTTTCATAGAATGAATTAAATTTATTAGAAATTTCTTTATTAATAAAGAAAACTTTGGCTGCGCGGGTAGGTTCTGCCCCTACATGCTTTTTAGGGCGCCGGCTTAACAGGCCGGTGCGTCTGCTATTCCGCCACCGCGCATTTTTTAAACTTAAATGTTGGCATTTCCGGCCACAAAAAATATCTCCACTATTACTTTTATTTTTTCTATATTGATATTCATTAGGTGTTAAATAAAAAACTATTTCGCATTTTGAACAAATAACATCAATTTTTTCTATTTGACTATGTTGACTTGAGTGCAAGCTTCTTTTCATTAACTTCAAGTTTTCAATTCTATTATCTCTCTTGTCACCATTTAAATGGTGAATTATTTCATCTTCTTTAATTAAAAGATTTTTTAATTTCCAAAAAATAAAATGATGCTCGTATGCATATTTCCAACGATACTTTTTACCTGGGTAATTCTTTGGAACAAGAACTAGATTATATGGACCATTCTTCATTTTTTAAATTTTATAAGAATCTTTTTAACTAAGAAAGCCAACACTTTAATGAAAGTTAAAGACAAAAAAGAGCCAAAGACAACAAAACTAGTGGTTAAAAATACAAATATAAATATGTCTTTTACCAATTTTCTAAACCCCTATCGCAATGTCATTTGCTTTTTTTAAAGCTTCCTCCGCCAAACCAGGGCCATAATTAACTTTGGTTTGACAATAGTCACACCATCCATAGCCATCCCCCATAGGCCTAATATTTTTTAACCCTTGATTGTGTTCATGTCCTAACCGCAACTCTTCTAAAAAACCGCTCAAAACCAAAACTATTGTTGCCAATTTCTTGGCTTGTATCGCTGCCAATACTTTGCAAAAATCTGAGTCAGAATCTCTTAAAACATTCTCGCAAAACTCTTTAAGCTCTTTCACTATTTAATCCTTGTAATAGATTGATCAATTTCATGATCCTTTTTATCAGGCCAACCTAAATCTTCTGCAAATTTGTTTAATGTAACCCATAGTAGTTTTGCTTGAGCTTGATCTATCATACGTGATGAAATTATTTTTCCATTTTCTTTAAAAACAATTTCTATTGTAAGTTGATTTCTAGGAGTATTTTTAACTAAAACTGAATAGGTTCCCGAACATCCTTCCCTATAAGTGCACTTAAGCGAACCACCATTTCTAGTGAGCGCGATTTGAATATCTCTAGACTTTAAAACACTCATTGTAGGTTTTATTTCGCTTTTTTCTTCATTAAATCAATGCAAACATTTTTAAGTTTCAATGCCAGATGTTGAAGACCTTCAATTTCCCAATCCTTCATTCCATAGAGCTTGAGCTCTTTATACATTTCAGAGTCTCTCAATGGCATATCAAGAATAACGGCTGATGTTTTTGAGTTAGATTGTAATAATTACATAAATACTGCATTGCTTTTTCATCTTGATGTGACATCTAAATACCTATTAAATTTTAAAAATTTATCGAACAAGTCTTGCTACAGCTAAAAATAAAACTGTAATTTTGTCGTCGGTACTTAATTCCTTAAATGGGCTTTCCTTTAATATCTTAGTAATAACAGGTATAGCCCTTTCATTTGGAAAACTATCAAAATACTTGTTCCACCAATCTATTTGGTCATTAGACATTAATTACCTCTCGCGATGGCGTTGGCTTTTTCTAAAGCTATTCTTACTGAATTATCTGCTGCCGCACAGGCATTTACTTCTTCAACTGTAGGACAACATTTATTATCAAAATAATGACCCATATCTTCCAAATGAGTTGATGTGTGTTCACTTAATTCTTGAAGCTCCTCACTCAAAACCAAAACTATTTGGGCTAATTTTTCAGCGGAGTTTACGGCAGTAGCTTTATATATGTCATTTGGATGAGAAGATTCATAACCTTCGCCATCGCAAATTGCCCAAGGTCTTGCTGTAGCTTTCGTTGCATCTGAGGTCATTTGGACTCCGAGTCTACTCAAACAGGAGGGGGCTGCCAGGCACACCAGATGCGGTGATTTACCAACTAAAGCTCGCCGTATTTGCGGACGGAAGGTTTTGGCATGACCCAAAGGTCATGATCTCTCGCCACAAGCCCCACCATAGGGTGGATTGGACAAAGAGGGCCAATAAGGGGAAGAGGCGAGAATACCTCTCTAACAAGAGACTGCGTGAAATGGGATGGCGGGTTGTGAGGATTTGGGATTCTTCAATCTATAAGAAGCCAGGCACCAAAGAAAGGCTCAGGGCGCTTCTCCACAAGAAGTTCACGAGGACTATTCGCCTTTAGTTACCTTTTTGAGCACCAAACCATAATTGTCTGAAGACGCTGGGAGTTCGATATCTTGCTTCCTTACCAGCTTTAGCCCATCAAACTTGTGGAAGTCAACGTGGTGGTGCCACCTGTCATACCTCCACTTCAGGTGGGCGACATCGGGGTGGACCTTCACCAGCATCTTGCTCTTGTCGAGCGTTCCATTCCTTGCGTATTTTTCACCGCGTTTCTTCATTTGTCCATCTTCAGAGAGGTAAAGCTCCTGGGCGTTTCCGCCATTCATCGTCTGGGTTGTGACCTTGTTTTGGAGAAACGCATAGAACAGAATCGTGCACCAGCCCGCCTTCAGCATGTCAATGGAAAGTATTGTGTCCTCGTTGTACCTTCCCCTCCACCTCATGGGAACTTCATTTCTGATGAGGTTGCAGGAATAGATCCTGGTGTTCAGCTGGAAGGGCCTGAGCCTCAAGTTCGATGGGCAAACATGTAGTATTGGGGTCCTGCCATTGAGACGTTCTCATACCTTAATACAAAGTCCTCCATGCGGCGAAGCATGCACCGCTCAAGACCCTCACCTTGCAGTGGTTGTTCAGCCTATAGAAACCCCTGATGTTGTCATCCATGATCCAGTGGAACTTCGCACCGTTTGAAATTGAGTGGTCCCACGCAAAATTCCTCGCTGGTCCAGACCCCGTTGACTTTGAAAGCCCAAGGTCATCGCAAAACTCATACTTTGACTTGTAGGACATATCGAGGGGTATCACGGTCGTGAGTAAGTTCATCTTCCTCACCGCTTCCTGGTACGCTTCAACCTCCTGGGGCTCAACGATTATGTTGTGTTCAACACCCATCTCCGTGATGGTACCTGCTCGTCATCATGTACTGGGATCTCCCCTTGCTTGGGATATAGAGGGAAATTTTGGCTTATTCTTCTTCATACCTCTCGGAGGCCAAGTCATTTTTTTCCTTTTCTGGGAACCAAATTGACTTAGTTTTTTCAGTGTATTTTTGGCCAATCCTACGGAAGAACTCCTCCACCGCTTGGTCATCTTCAAAACGGACGTTTATGATGCGGTGGGCCTCCACCCCATCGTGTGAGAACTCTGGCATTCTAACCCATTCTTTTGATGGGTCTTCAACGACCTTGCCTTCACCACCAACCTTTGCGGTAAATGTAACCTGTTTGGTCTCGGCTGTGTCTGGGAAGTACTCCATCTGGAATGAATTGATGTCAAAGTCAGGGATCACAAATGAGGACGAAATATCCTTGAAATCAAATTCAGCGGCATGCATGTACTCGAGAAGCCCTATTTGGGTAACCTGACCATATTGGCTCACGTCCTGGAGAACACGGCGCTTGGCTTCCTTCAGGTTTTTGGCGTGTATCTTGACGTATGGGATGTCTGGGACAATCGCACCCTCCTCACGCATCATCTTTAGGGCCAACAGCCTTTGGTGCCCACCAATGATGATTAGCTTCTTGTCGCTGTGGTTTTCCCAAACGAATATTGGGAATGCAAACCCTGTTTGAAGTATCTCACGTTTCAGCCTCTTGTAGGCCTCGTCTGGGAGCGCCTTCAGCCTGCCCTGGAAGTTTAGGAATGAGTCCAGCGGGGCCCGCTCTTTCACGTCACAGGCAATGCGTATCTCGGTTGGCATATATACAAAGCTCCAATCAAATTGGTAAATTTTACAATTCTTGGGATGGGTTGAACCAAAACCCAACTATAGGGAAAGTTACCACCAAACAATTTGGTCGATCAAGCGCTTTCAACCTTAACGAAACCATTAACTTATCACATATCAAAAACCATGCTCCGCAATATATACGACATTGATAAGTTATTGATAATAAAAGGGAAATAATTACGAGTATTTATAAGGGTATTATTTTTTTATTGCTTTAGTAATTATGTAAGGTATTATTTAATTAATAACAGTTAAGGTTTCATAGGGGTTGGAGGGAATTATGAATACCGTAACTTACGTTTCTCTTGAAGCCCTATCCAGTGTCTTTATCCGCCTCTCTTCGAGGCATTAAGGAGATCTCATGGGAGCCGTAATTAAATCAATACTTTCTGTCATTCTGATTGTTGAGTTGCCAACAGCATACTTGTTTATAAGCTTGTCTGCACTCAAATAAATAGGAGTAATTTATGATTAAAAAAATTAACTTGAGTATTAAAGATTTCTTGCCCTTTTTAAACCTTCTTTTTGGGTTGGGGCTTCTAGCAATTGCGTTTTTATTGGTGACGGGCTGTGCTACCCCGCGGACAAAATGGACTGACCATGTGATGCGCGTCTTGGTGGACCCCGAAGGCGTCACGGCTGACCATTACGTCAGAATCCAGCAAGCCCTAGTTGAGTCTGGAAAGTGGGTCGTGGTTGACCGTGGAATGGGCTACGACGCCATCAGGAAAGAACAGGAGCGCGAGCATAGGACCCAATCCGACCGGTTCCTTGACCGAGAAAAATTTGCCCACTGGGGCAAGCTCTATGGCGTTGGAGGGATTGTCGTGGCCCATGCCCAGTGCAAGATTAAAGACGGCATCTTTAAGCACAACTATCCTGACTGCCACCAATACCTGGCCATTGTTGACTCAAACTCTGGTGAGGTTATCGCGGCAGTCCAGGACCAGCAAGAGGGGGGGTCCTATGACTTCGACGCAGCCCCATCTTGGGACAACATCGTGGCCAAGCTAAATAGCGCTTACCCATCGAGCTTCACTCCAAACAAAGACGATAAAATCCTGCGCGACTACAAAGAGCTGAGCAAGGAAGAAGCGATTAGGCAAAAAGAGCAGCTTGCCAAGGAAAATGCAGCCCGCGCCCCTACATCGGAGAAAGCTGAAAAAAAGGAGGCTTCAAATGAAAAATAAATTGGAAAACATATTCGATTTAGCCCAAGAGGACCTAGGCCACAAGGAATACCTGGATGAGGCCATGCAGATGTACAGCGAGGGAATGATTTCTTGGGTGGGCCTCTTGGCAAAGCTAAACAACCTGCAAACCCAGATCCTCATAGATTCGACCGTGGAAGAAATTAAAACGACCGCCAACCAATAAAGGAGAACGTATATGAAGAACTTAAAATCAATGATTGTTGTTGGACTATTGATTTCAAACCTAAGCCTTGCAAATGATGCAGCTGAAAAAATCATCAGGGAGTTTTGCGAGCACCACAACAAGATGAACGAGATGGACTACCAGCTCCGACATATGCCATATGATGCAAACTTGCAGTCAACACCTGAGATGAAGGCCTTGGAGAAGAAAATATTCAAATATGACAACGACAAGCACTACAGGACGATCCACCAAAGGTTCGCAAAAGCATCGAAGAGGAATGGCTCACTGAGCCTGCTTGATTGCCAAAACAGGGGTTTGCTAAAGCCAGCACAAAGATAGTTTTCAATTTAAATAAAAAGGAGTGAATTTTTTATGAGCAAGAATCAAGGTACTCCAAATACAATAGAGCAGGCCATCATCAATGCCCTAACAACACTTAGACCGGATTCTCAAATGGAATTGATAGCAAAAACCATTCGAGAGCACCTCGAGGATTTTTGCTCACAAAAGGTACAGGTAGATGATGACCTCAAGTCTGAGGCGTATATTGAGTATTTCCAGAAAATCTTTGATATACGCCCCAAGGGATACATCAGGACGCTCCAGTGGTTTCAGGGAGCAAGGAAGCTCTCTGACTTTGAGAGGAGTGAGATAAAAGACGAAACGGCGCTGGCGGTTTTCGACATCATAGGGTGCAGCAGGTATGAGAAGTTTGAAACCAAGCCAGACTGCCCAAAGGGCCACGTCATCTTGAGGATCAATTATGATGACTCTCTCACATTGATCCAGGCCAATTACGATACGTCTGACTGACCGAAGTTTTTTGTTTGATTTTGAAGGGGCGCAAGGTATGAATAATAGTATGAAAGATGAAATTTTTGTCCCACTACCAAAAGCGAAGAAAGAAGGGAAAAAGATCCTTGTACAGGTTAAAATCAGCGCCGACATCGTCGCGCTCATGGACAAGGAGTGCAAATCCCGCGGCAGCACGAGAACTGACGTCGTGGAGTACGGCATCAAGAAATTCCTGGCCCACGTCAATCCACGAGAGGCTTTGAAGCTCGGGATAGGGGAAAAGAGCGACTAAGTGACACTGCCGAGAGTCGTTAAAAATCATGAAGATGGAAAGACTTTCGAAAAAATCCTCAAGAACCAGGGAATGCGCTGTGGCTTGCTTGTGCTCAAGAACAACCTCAGTGCGAAGTACATCCAGGGCGGACGCGTGCTGCTCGAAAAATCAAACTTAGACTTCATGATCGCCAACCAAAGAGGGGTTGTCGGTTTCTTTGACGCCAAGTCATTCGACGGAGATTCATTCAAATTTTCTGAGATTAGTCCCCACCAGTTAGAGCGCGCCAAGCTCTACAATGACTATGAGATACCTGCTGGGTTCGTGGTATTCTTCAGGGAGCTGAAGAAGGTTTTTTTCTATAGTGGGAAAGCCATGATCACCAAGGGACCAAACAATTCATTTTCCCCTGAGGACGGTGTGTTGCTTGGGAATTTATGGCAGTTCAACCTAAGCCTAATTCTTCTGAATGGTGGCGTTTAGCAACTTCTTTAAATCCTGGTCAAAGAAAGATATCCAGCGCTTCGACTCTGGGTTGCAAAACGAGATGAAGTCAAACTTTCCGTTATTTAGCCTGCGGTAAAATCCATAGTTTTGGAGCTCAGGCTCCTTCTTGCAAAGCTCTTCGGGCAGTCCGTTGTTCAGCCACGCAGCTGCCTCTATTTCCTGCCTGCTTGGGCAACCAACTAATAAGAGCGCGATTGGAACCAATAGGACCAAAAAAATCTTAAGTGACATTTACTTAACCCCTGGCAGGGAGTCCCTCACTTCGGTACCCGGCAAGCTAGAAGGCTCCCCTGCAGTCGAGGAGCCCATTGTTTTTTCAAGTTCCCTTTGGTCTTGCTCTTGTACGGCCTTGCGGATTGCCTCGGCGTTCTCCTTGATCATCGTCGCTATCTTGTTCTGGACATACCAGGCAATGAATTGCTGAAGCCACTTGTCAAAGATTGGAATTGCACCGGCCACGGCCGCAATCGCAGAGAAGAATGCCATTTAAACTCCTGGGGACTTGTTTTCGATGGCCTTGACCAAGGTTGCAGTTTTTGAAGCTATCGTCAGTAGTAAGTCCACTGAGGCCTTGATGATCTCTTGGGCCGATGCGCTTTCGGTCGAGAACAAGCTAGCGGCATAGGCAACCAAGTCTGCGTCTGCCTCTGGGTTGGCGAGAAGCGCTTCCAACTCTGGCTTTAAATCTGACCAGTTAGAGATGATTGGTGGGGTGTCTTCGCCTGCGCCTACAAGTGCGCTGAAAAGTCCAGACCAGTTCTTTGCGACAGCTGCCCTTCCTACGGCAACTAAGTCCATAGTTTCCTTCAAACATGCCTTTAAAAATGGATTCAAGAGAACCTCCTTTTTTATTTACTTCTTTTTATTTTTTAGAAATAGCTTGGTCAAACATACAATTCCGTCTGCCAACATTTCTAATATCAGCCTAGGGCCAATCTTCCCAAAAATATATACAACTATTGTGTGTAGTGCGAACCCAAACCATTGTATTTTGTTTTGTGGTGTCATACCCCCATTTTATGGGTAGAAATCGCCACCGTCAAAACTTGTATTGCATCTGATTGAGCCTTGATCGTGAGCTCCATCTGGTTGAGTAAACGAATTGTATTGTCAAAAAGTTCCTTGGTGCTGATGAGCTCTGCTTGGAGCGACGATATTTGGTCACCCACCATTTCGCGCCAGTACTCATGGGAGTCAATGTTCTTTTGGATGAAGAACGCCGACTTGGCATCTATCGGAGCTTCGGGTGCAACCCCAAATCCCCTAAGGTATTGTACAAGGGCAAGGTAGCCCTCTTTTTGGTCCTTGGATTCCCAGGGAAATGCCTCCACTGCAGTGTTGAAGTCCATTTGAAACCTCCATTACTTAACGTATGGCTTTAGTGAATCAGGTATCGGTGGAATCGGCAACCCCTTGGACTGCCTATTTTTGCAAGCCTCTTGGTAGGCGATATTCATGAGGGAGTTTAGCTTCTCAAGGCGACAGCCCATTTCGTTCAGGACGTCGACCAAGGCAAATATGTGCTCTTTCTTTGGGTTGATTGAGACGCCTGACTTTATCTGGTAGGCCTCTTTCAACCAATTTCTTTTTATTGTTGGCACGCCAATGACCTCTTGGATGGCTTACGTTTTAAGATTAGGGTTTCAATTACCGCGATTCTCTCGCGTATTGAGCCAAAGTGCTTTATCTCAATGGAGAGTGTCTTTATCTCGGATTCGAGGTCAGATATTTTTTCGGTTATGTTTTTTATCTCAGTCTGGTGGACCGGAAGCCTCGAGGTGACCGCCGAGTCTATCTTGTCAATCTTCAAGACCAACCTTCTTATGAACCAAATGTTGCCACCTAGCAAAATCCCCAACGCGCCAAAAAAGGAGGAAATTTCTATAGAACTAAGATTCATTACCACTCCCAAGTTTAACTTACAGTCGCTGTAGTTTGGAGGTAGCTGAAATTTTCTGGCAGGAAAACCCATCAGCCGCTCTGACCATACAGCAATTGATTATCGAATGGGATGGACTTCCTTGCAAATTAAATTATCTGGTCCGCCATCCAAACATTTGGCCCGTGGCACGAGGTACTGGTTTGCGGCACAACTCATGAACAAAGCACATAATATCAAGATTAAAAAATAATATTTTTTCATACTTCAACCCAAAACTTTTTTATTTTGGACCCATGCAAATAATATAATAGTTAGAGTCTACAAATCCAGTGCCAATTGTTGAAGTACCAGGTATGACGTCCGTTGAACTAATCGAGGTACTAAAGATAGTTTTATCCCCTAGTACAGGAGAGTAAACACACACAGGAGTTGCGCTGAAATATCCTGTAGCAAAGGTTATATCGCATCTACCTACTGCCGAACGACTGATAGACGCTATCCATGAGCCGCTTTGAGAGCTGACGGCACAAGTTCCGTTGTTTGTTATAAATGCGCGCCCGATCTGCTCTTGTCCGCTTGAGTTTGTCGCAACCGAGCCAGTCAAGATTGGAGCTGGCAAGCTTTGGCTGATGTTGATGATTTTCCAGGTCGAATTCGCTGTTGAGCTTGCATAGTTCGTCACGACGTTGCTGTTGGTGTTTAAGCCACGAATTTTAACCGTCTGAGACGCCAAGCTCGTGACGTTTAGAACACCAACCAAAGTAGCAGATGAATAAGTCGTGGCATTAGCAGTGAAGTTCCCGGAAGCATCAAGCACGTTGTTAGAGCCATCAGTCAGCGCCACCTGCGTGCTGTTTGTAGTTCCGCCGTTGCCAAACATGCCGGTTGCAATAATCAAATATCTCCCAGTGGTTTTTGGAGTGAACGTCAATCCAGCGCCGTTGGCGACAGTTGGGGTTGTAAAATTTACGTTGGTCAACTCAGTGACTGCGCAGCTAGCAGGGGTACTGAAGTCTGCATAGCTTGTGCTGGTCAATGTTGGATTGGAAGCGCAACCTGAAATATACCCACTCCATGAAGTTGATAGAATATTGGGAGTTAGCGCCAAGCTTGTTTGAGAAGGGTAGTAATAAACCCTAATTACGCCAGGGTGTGAGTTGGTTCCCCGAAGTCTGGCAGTACCACCAGAATCGACCTTGCCCCGAATAGAGAACGTCACGTTGCTCTGAGCACTGGTATAAGAAATTGATTGGTTGATCCCAGGAGAATAAATTACGCCTCCTGATGCGCTCTGAAGCTGAGACAATTCCCTGGCGGTATTGGTTCCATCCCAGAATTGATAGTAAGAGCCAAAACCTTGGGTCAAGGAGTCAATTGTACCTTGATACTCAAGCTTGTACTCCCCAGGGGGAAGGCTTGCGAATTTCACTGCTGGAATGTTGGTTGATGGAGCTTGTGCTGCTCCAAACGCAGTGTAGGTACAACCACTTTGTGTTGAGAAATCTGTCAAAGTGGTCGATGTCGTGGACCAAGCTGAAGAACAACCGTTGATTACAACTCCACCCACCAAGAAGGCTTGGCTTACATTTGTGAGGTTTGCCGCAGATCCTAGATAGCAATTGTCTAGGTAAGCGGTTTTGGCTGAGCCGCTAGTCAAAACCAATTTCACACTACCAGAGGAGGGAAATATAAAGTTTAGCGGAAAATAACCATATGTTGAAGCTCCAAGTCCCGTGATCGTCGTACTTGCAATGGTGTTGGTTCCATCGGTGACGCTTAAGGTAAAGTCAGTTGCCGCGGTTTGAATATAGCAAGACACTAGTCCATTTTGGCCATAGAGCCCAGAGGGAATGGCAATTAAATTGCTAGAAAGCGTTTGTGACCCTGCTGATGTAACGAAGGATGCGGACTTTGAGCCGAATCCTACGTTAGCTGCAGTTGTGGTTGTGGTGAAAGTTCCCCCGGAGTTTGTCCAGTTAGTGGTTCCGGACTCGAACCCTGGGTTGTAGCTGCTCAACATGTTGAAGCCGCCCCCGCTTCCGCTACCACCCAATTGGCCAGTGGTGATGGCGTTTGAGAGCTGGTCATTGATGGAGTTTGCAGTGACATAAATTTTTGTATCATTGATGAGCTGGCTCTTTTGACCACCGAAGGTAATGGTGTCGCCTGTTGCGGTGCCAGTTGCGTTTGCGCTCATTTGGATTTGACCGGCCGAGCAAGTTCCTGGCAGTCCAGCTATCGTAGTCCCTGATGGAATGTTTGCTGAAGTTGTTGTGTCGTAGACATATAACCCTGTCGCAAGCCCCGTGGTCGATCCAGGCGAAGAGATACAAGCCGAACCACTCGTGAGGTTGCCTGTTGTGGTCAATACCGCCGCGGTGATGTCGGTGAGGCTTTTGACATCTTCATTTTGAATTGAGGCAAGTCCAGCCAAAAGAGGCGAGGCTGCTAGCATGATTGATAAGAAGGTAAAGAGCAAGGTTAGGTTTTTCATTATTTTCCCCTTAATACTGACTATAAACACAATATAAATCCTGTCCAGTGGCTGGCGCAGTAGAAAACGTCAATGTACTGCTAGAAATAGTATAATCCAATCCAGCGCCCTGTTTTAACAATTTTCCATCCAAATAGCACGCCACACCAACTCCGGCGCCCGGTGAGGTCGCCAGCGTAAATGTTGTCAAAGACCCATTCGGGTAGGGCGTGACCTTAGACTGGATGGTCTGGGTGGCCACTGGGAGCTGATTGAAAGTATTGTTTGACCCACTAATCGTCTTGTTCTGCAGAGTCAACGTATTGGTGTCGCTCGCGAAGTTCGATCCAGTGGAGGGGACAGAAATCGTGCTTCCGCCAGTTGAGTTCTGGATGCTGTCGATTTGCTTGGTCGTGGTGGATGAACCCCAAGCAGAAAGCGAGAGCAAGGTGCAAAGTATCGCAAGATTTTTCATGTCAATCCCTTAGTTGGATCGGCTAACTTCATTCCAGAATCCATTGCCATCGCACAAAAGCGTCAATACAGCGTTTAGGCCAGAAGTCCATGGGCCGTTTAAATTTAGCTTTGATCCCGACAAGGAAGCCTCGTCTTGAAGCTTAACCAAATTGGTTGCTGACTCACCAACGATTCTGGTGATTTGACCTGCCGCTGTGCAAGCAGTGATGCTTGGAGTTGCCGTTACTGTTGTCGTTCCGCTTGAGCTAGCCTGGATAAAAGCAATGTTTGCATAGGAGATACCAGTCAAGGTAATGCCTCCGCCTGCCGTGATGGACAACGGAGAAGCTTGGCTGCCATTTAAAGCTGGAGCTCCAACCCCCAGGGCTGAGCTGGTCCAAGTGGATCCGTTGGAGGTCAAAACATTTCCGCTGGTCCCCGGAGCAACGAGGCTTACCGCCGAAGTTCCATTCCCCACAACAACCGAACCAGCCGTTAGAGAACTTGCCCCGGTACCACCATTTGCCACTCCCAATTGGCCGCTTACTGCAGCGGATTGGTTTAGCTGCAAAGCACCAACCGTTGGAACGCCTGAAGCTCCGGCTTGGAAAACTTGGTACTGGCTACCTGCAGAAGTTGCTCCGATAGCTGATGTGCCGTTGCCATAGAGCATTCCGTTTGTGGTTAGCGAAGATGATCCGGTGCCGCCGTTTGAAACTGAAAGTTGACCACTAGAAATTGCGCTCGCGGGAACGTTTGAGAAAGTGTTGCTTGCCCCTGAAATGGTCTTGTTTTGAAGGGTGATGGTGTTGGTGTCCGAAACAAAGGTTGATCCAGTCGAGGGAACCGAGATTGCGCTCCCACCGGTTGAGTTCTGGATGCTGTCTACTTGCTTCAAAGTGGTGCTTGACCCAAAAGCCAAACTTGAAGCCAATACCAAGACGATTGAAAAGATTGCTCTCATTATTTTCCCCTTTTAAGCCCTTCTATTGTTTTCACTCCACACCGAGCCATCCCACATCAACTCAATCGATTGGTTGTCAGTGAGGCTAATTGGCCCGTTGAGATCCAGCCCGTTGCCATCTGCAAGGGTGTAGTAATTTGTTGGGTCTGCGCCCTTCAAGGTTAACCTTTGTCCAATGGTTGTGCCAGCTGCAATTTGTGGAGTTGCAGTGATTGGAGTAACTCCACCAGAAGTTGGAGCTATCCACCAAACCTGGTCGTTTGAGTTTGCAGGAGTCAACCCAGAGCTTGGAGTCAAGACAATTGGAGACGCCTTGCTGCCATGGGCATCGATCATCCCACCACCGCCGCCTCCAGAAGATGAAAGTATGACATGGTCCCCCATGTCAGTTAGGGTCATATTTGTGCCAGGCACAAGCCCCTTGAGCTGGGCAATTCCGCTCATCACGCCTGCAAAAAGTCCAATTCCGCCATCAAGGTTCACCATGCCGGCGATGCCGCCAGAGCCCCCGCCACTGCCTCCGCCAACGGGGCTAAAGTAATCACAATAGATGGATGATCCTACAGGGAGCGCACTTGACAAGACGATGTAGCTCACTGTGCCTTGGGTTAAAGAAAACTGACTTGGCAAAATCTTTAATCCATCAATATAAACCGAAACTCCCGACTTGCTGAACGGTGACCCACCAAGTCTGAACGTCAGGTTGTCTCCAGTGTTGACTGGGGTCTCTTGGTTCATGGCGAGGTAGCCCTGGTTTGCAAGCACGTACTCAAACAGAATTTGAGAAGCCAACGCAGGGGCAGAGTTAAAGGTAATTGTTTGACCAGAGAGTGACCACTCGGAGTCTGGAATTATTCTGCCATTGATTGAAACTCGAATTGACTGGGCTGAAAGCGGCAAATTTAACAAGTCAAAAGCAGTCGTTGTGCCATTGCCTGTGCTTGGAGGGTCCGTGGCCAGTATTGGAAATGAGGTTGGCCCAGAGTTTGATGGTGTTCCAGAGACGAGAAAGTGTGTGGTGGTTACCGCAACTCCAACTGGAACTATTTTTTCCCCAGCTCCAGTAGGCGCCGGAGTGACGATACCGCCAGGTGTCGAAGGGTCGGCATAATACTCGGCGCCCGCAACTAAAGATGTTAGTGAATAAAATCCATTATACAAGACCTCAGCTACTCCTCCACTTGAGACGTCAGAGATAACCATCCCTGCAAACGTCCCACGGACTGCCTGGTTTGCTGGGGAGCAATCAAGTGGATAAACCCTACCTGCGGTGCGGCCTGAGTCGGTGGGGTTGCCAGGAGAAATATAGACAACTTGTCCAGCGGTTAAGTTTTGTCCAGCCACCACCTCGTAAACCGTGAAATAACCCGATCCCAACAGGGGCTTGTACTCGCCGTCTCTTAAGATTATCTGTGACGTGTTGACGCCAAGGTAAACAACTGGTCCAGACCTGCGAGCGAAAATTATTTGGTTCACGCCAGGCACGAATGAAGCGCTTGATGCAGTTTGGACAGTGATTGGCCCTGCTGCGGAGAACACAAAAGTTGCACCGTTTTGCGTCGACGTTGCATTGTTGCTGATCGTGACGCTGTTGGAGCCCACCGCCGTTACCGTTGTGTTTGCTGGAATTCCAGGGCCTGTGACGTTCATGCCGACTGTAATGCCATTGATAAAGGTCAATGCACTGATGCTGTTCGAGGAGTTTACGGTATTGCCTTGAGCCACAAGCGGGCTGTTTAAGTTGACATACGCCAATTCACCATCGCTCAAAGTCACTGAACCCGCGTTGACCTGGTTTGAAGAATCGGGTACAGAGGGGATGACGATATTGAAAGCTGAGCTCCAAGATAGGTCACCACTTGTGGCCGAGAACGCCCATGTTCCGCCATTTAGCAAGCGCATGGCTTGGTCTGGCATGCCTCCAGTGATCAATGGATCCAAGTATTGAATCCACTGGTCCGCAAGCCAAAAAAGCCAGTTCATATACTCCGGAGGGGGGGCTTGGCCTGATTGCCATCCTGCCAAAGCATAATTGGCTGGTGGTTGCTGTACTTTAGACGGATTGCCGTCTGTCCAATTGAGATAAGCCTGCGGGCGATTTACCATGTTGTAATATTCTCCCTAAACTCTTACATAATCAAATCAACAAATAGCCCTGAACCAAAACCATTTACAGTCCCAACGATCCCAGGACCATCAAATCTAAATGCATTGGTAAAGGTTGAGCCTGCCACTACCAAGTTTATCCCAGCCCCCATTGATTGCTGGATCAGCTGAGCAGCCAGAGACCAAAGCTGTTTTGGTATTGGGATGCCTAGGGCTTCGATGGCAATACCAGCGGGATAAGTGGGTTGCATTAGCATTATGGGGGCTTGGAAAAGGTAGGCTGCAACCGTCAAAACCGCGGCCGTGGTATCGTCTGAAAAATTTTCGGCAATCTTGCCGAAGATAAACAAGGCGTACTCGTCATCGGGAAGTCCGTTTCTTGTGATCCCCACGAGTTCCCCTATTCCATCAAGTTGGGCCCCAAAGGCTGGGACAGTGGTACCGTTCCAGATCTGGCAAAGTCCCTCTAGGGGGTAGAGCGCGTTTTCAATGTTTTGAGCTTGCTGGAGGAATGCAGTTAGCGCCCCAGTGATTAAGGCTCGGCCCTTGTATTGCTGCAAAAGCTTTGACAGTCCATCTTGGACATAATTTGTTATTTGTGGAGCGAGCATTTTTTCTCCCTAAACATAGCTTACAGCAACGTTAAACGCTTCAAATATAGGTTCCTCTTCGGGCTGCATTTGTAAGTTAACATTTGTTGTAGGATTCGGCATCCTATCAAAATAAAGAGTATAGGAAACAATCCCTGGAATCGAATTGAAAGCTCCGATTAGTCCGTTTGAACCAAACCCTATGATCAGGCCACCAATTCCAACCTCGTTCCCAATCGATACGATGTCTTTTTGGATGTCTCCAATCGAGAGGGGGTTGAACTTCGCCTTTGGGTTGAGCCCAGAGTTGGAGTCGCCTGGAATATTGTAGAGGTCGGTGACCATGGAAATTGAAACATAGATGGGAACTTGAGTTGGCCTTGAAAATCCAATGTTGTAAATATTCCCGTATTGGTCAACCGATTGAATGACGGTGCTGCCATAGGGCTGGATTCCAGCGGGTCCAGAAGCCAAGATGGTGTCCGCAACTGTTTGGTCATCCCCACCTGCAACCACGATCTCAAAAGATTTTCCAGGTCTGCCAAAGGCAACGGATATAGTGCTGCCAGTGGTGTTGTTTGAAACCGCAATTAAACCCTGGGGCTGCCCACCAAAAGAACCGTTGAAATCTACCGTAAACCCAGCAGTGACAGATCCTGAAACCACGACGTTGCTATAGCTGCCGCCCAACGCTCGGATTGCGGTCTGCATTTGTCCGTTTGTCACGTTGTAGGGCAAGGAAGAAGTCATATTCCCATTTACCACAAGCTTGAAGCTCCCGCTTCCAGGAGGCACGTTGAAAGTGACGACTTGAAGTGCGGCTTCATTGACGTTTTGAAAACCCACTACCGCGGTGACTCCGCTTATGACTGAAACCTTGGAAATAATTGCCGCTAGTGGTCCGTTGGCATTCGCATCCAAGTTGGCCTGGCGTCTTTCCAGGGCCTCAGTGTCGTTTTCGACGTTGGTGCCAGTGACGCAGTCTAGTTGGTTGGTGACTCCTGTCCACCCACTAATTGGAGTGACAATAGAGGTTAGTGTGCCTGCACCAACGAAATTTGGACCCGTTTGGGCGCAAGTCGCAGAACCCACTCCTTGGGCTGGTGCACCTTGGGCTGAGTTGATGACGGCAACGTTGGTGACGCTCGTGCCGTTCATCAAGGTATTTGTTGGAACTGTGATCAATGCTTGGGGTTGTGATCCAGATGATGGTTGGCTTGTGTAGGGAGTTCCTACACCAAAGTTAAAGTTATATCCAGCCGCTGCGCTAGTTACGGTCAAGTCAGTGTAGGGGTATTTGGAAATTGAAGAGTCATAGAGATTGTTGATGTCGGCTTGGATTGAATCAACACTAGTAATTGTGACTCCTAAAGTGTTGCCCCCGATGGTCACCAACGGGTTGGTGACACTTCCCCAGGTGATTTGGAACCCTGAAGCAAAAGAGCCTGACACGGTGGCACCAGAGTACCCACTCAAGGCTTGAATTGCAGATTGAACTTGGGCTGCATTGGCATTGTAGGGAATGTTTGCAGTTGTGAGTGTGCTTCCCGCCGCCGACAAGGATAGCGTAAAATTTCCAGCCACTGGGACGGAACTAAATGATAGCTGGCTTATTGCAGGTAGGGCATTCCAAGGGATAAGTCCCGTTGTCATTTGAAATCCGCTTTGACCCACTATCGAAAGTGAATAGTTTCCAGAGTCTGGCGTATTGCTTTGGATAAAAGTTTGAATCGCATTCACCGCAGCCTGGATGGTGATGTCCGCGTCTATGGTGAATTGAACCGGCGGTGAAGATTGGTCTTGGATGATTGAATTTTGGGGGACGATAGTACCTGGAGTTCCCAAAGCGACAAGTCCATAAAGCGTGATGCCATTTGCCTGGGTTACTGGGTTGAGGTTGGTCCTAGTGGCAGAGGCCTGCTTTCTCTTTAGGTTGTTTAGCGCCAAAATATTGTCAACCGAAGTTCCCTCGGCACCCGATGGGTATCTCGAAGAATAAAGTGTCTGTCCCAACTGCCACAACAGCGCAAAGTCACCAGACAAAATCCCGATGATTTGCCCAAAGTTTGAGGATGGAGCAAGGTTGATGTTGTTTCCAAAGACTGTCCTGAATTGGCTCTCGAGCTGAGATATAATGTCTTGCTGCGATGGGGCAACAAAACCAGTAGAAGTTATTCCGTATTGAGTGCTCATGATCCGTTCCCCGCTACTAACGTTCCAGAGTAGTCAACCACCCCAGAAGTGGTCTGCGCCGTAAAGTTCACTGTCAAAGTTCTGGCAGCTAGGTTTAAAGTTGAGTTATAAGATGTCAGTTGCAAAACCCCTGGTCTATCTAAAATCGTTGCCCTGATCAGACCGTCGATGGTTTCTTGGTCTGGGTTCTTGACAAGGATTTGTTGGAACCAAGGCACTCCGATGGTGTTGTCAAGGTACCATTCATTCAAGAAGGTCCTCAATGCCTGCAGGATGTCTTGGAGGACAGGGTTTGCCCCTCCCTGCTGGGCGTCTGAAGTGAGCGCCAAGTCACCATTGATGATTAAAAAGTCATTGTAAGTTTGGGAAGCTGGATTGAGGTCAAGGCTAATGTCCACCATTTAAACAATGCTCCCCATGCCAACGCACGGTGTGTCGGCGGTTACGGTTCCGGTGTTTGTGCCACCTTGGGCGTCGTTCGTTTGAACCGGCTGGCCAGAAGGAGCTGAAAGGTTCTCCCCAGAGTGGGCCACTGGGACAACGTCGGCGTTGGACTTTATGTCATTGTAAATGTAAGTCATAATTTGAATCCAAATAGCCTCGACGTTCGCCTTGCTCACCGGAGATCCCGCTTGTGAGAGTGTGTTTTGGTAAAGGTAATCAGCTATGGTTTTCCCTATTGGATTTGGGTCAAGTGCCAAATTAAACCCCCTTCAAGGTCGTAAGCTTTGCCAAAAGAGTCTGCAGCGTGTTTTCAATTTGCTGGTATTGCAAGAAAGCATTCAACTGCTGTGGTCCCATTAATGTGTTAACTGTATCAGTGGATAGTGTTGCACTCAATAGCTGAGCTTGGTCTGTGATCTGAACCAAGAGGTCCATGAGTTCGTTTTGGTTGTTCTTTGCGATGAAGGTCCCCGCCTTTTGAACCTTGAGCTGGGCGTTGCCATTGGTCACCACTAGGTCAGTTGTGTTGTCCTGGGTCTGCTGGTTGAAGGGGTAAAGCCCCGGGATAAAAATGGCATCTGAAATGTCATGGTTCCTTGCGTCTTGGGGATCAACTAGCCCACCTTGAACACTCCAAACATCCAAACTTCGGTCACAAAAGAGCGCTATCCCTGTATCCCCCACTGCAACGGGGAGCTTGATTGAGTAGTCTGCACCCATCGGCATTGCAACCATCACGCTTTGAATGGGCGGCAAGGTAACTACGGTTCCGTCGTAATAACGAGACTTGAGAAGGATTTGAATATCTACCTTCTGATTTCCAATCACGTTTACGACCTGGGCAGGCATCCAAACATGCTTTTCAACAAAAGCCGCCTCTATGGCGTTTTTGATCACTTGGTCAAGCGGAAGTGTCTCTGGCGTATAGTCCTGTGAGTTTGGGTCGTATGGGTCTAGGGTAGGGTAGTTCCATGTCATGCGAGCAATGCTCCTGGTGACGCGTTACTAGGCAATAAGTTGACATTTTGTAAGTTTTGCTGGGCGTTGATCCTTACACAAGTGCACTCAACACCCCAGTGGTTTTCGTGGGTATCACCCTTGTAGTGAGCCTCTCTAATTTTGTAAAATCCATTTAGGCTAGAGTTTGCAGTCGAGTCGTTTGTCTTGAGCTGGACCAAGGCTCCAGGGACCAACCTTGGATTCAAGATTGAGCTGAACTTTGTGACAAACGCGTTCTGAGAAGGCACGCCAATCATTCCGGTGTCTGCAGAGACAACGATGGCCTCATTCCCAAGGTGCCCTGTGATGGGGATGATGTTTAAGTTCCCATTTTGGACGCTCCACTCCAACCCCATTGGCTTTAGGAGCTTGTCCAGTGTCTTTGAACATGGTCCACGTGCCACAAACCCACGGTTAAAAGGATTGTTGTTGGTCAAGAAAACTACTCCGTTGCCAATCCCGCTAGGGTTGATTGAGTTCGGAAGGTTCATGGCGTTGGCGATGTCCTTTAAAATTTGTAGTGGGGTAATCCCAGGGCCATATGACCTATCTAAATTTGCCATGACGATGGATCCTTCCCCATCGCCGCACTCAAGGGTGGTTACAATCTCCGAACCCTCGCGCTTTGAGCCAATGCCATCGGGAAGAACGTTCCCAATGAAAATAGTGTCAATTAGTGACTGGTAACCTGCCTTCAGCATCACAAGGTAACCTTTTTTTATTGAGTTACGTGATTGGGAAGACATGTTGTAGATTTCAATCTTTGACTTGTTTGCGCTTCCAACCAAATTCTTGTTGATGTCAAACTTTATCCTGAGCGGCGAGGGGTTTTTCCCCTGGGTCCCGTACTGGGTTGCGTTCGTCTGGTTTGGAGCCCCAATCAGCAGTACGTAGGCCCTGCCAAAGAGTGGTCCAGGGTTCAAGAATGGGTTGTACAAATTATAGCTCATGGCTTTAAGTATTTTACCTCATTGTGTTGGATCTGAGTACCACATGCTATGGTTTGTCCCAAAGGAGTCGAGAGTCGGTTGTGTGTCCTTGTTTGTTTCATCGGTACAGAAGAAGACTCCAGTTGGGATCTGTAGCGTCCTGTATTGGCCGGTTAAATTTCTATTTATAATCAAAGCTATACCAGACAGGATTTGGTTCCCCGAGGCATCCTGGATGTCCATTATCCAGCGGTCCATCCTTACGTTATAATGAAGATAGAGGGTGTAAATAACCCCAGACAAGGTCACTCGAAACGAGTAATTCGGCAAATCATTCCTTAAAGGCACCTCAAAAAAACTCATTGAGAACCTCCTGGTAATTTACTTAATACTTTTGATAGTCCAGATTGCTCGCCTTCTTGGAATACTGACTTCAAGCTTTCTTGCCCTATATCTTGCTTGTTCGCGGACAATCCAGGGTTTGCGAAAACCGATACCGAAACTGACTGTGGAGTTACCAGCAAAAGTTGCTTTAGAGACACGGTAAACAAGATGCAGTTTCCTGTTTCAGCGTCCCTTGGAACAGAGAGCGAAGTAATCCACATGTTCTTGTACATCTGTGGAGACAACGAGGTGAGCACATCGACGGGCTGGCCTGACTGCGCAATCCTCAAGATGCTGGCATAGTTTGCCACAGACCTCCTGGGGGACTTGGTCAAGGCAGAAAAAAGCGAAAGGGCGCCAGCTGCTCCGATAACGCCTACAGGAGGAAGCAAAGCGGAGGCAGCCGTCACCCCAACTTCAGTCAAAATGGCTTGCAGCCCACCTATGGGAGAGTCGGTAATAATACCTGTGAGCTGCAAGCTAAACGGCTTCACAATGATGTGGTCGGAGATCGTCTTGCCGTTTTCTATGGGAAATTCAGTGGCCGTACAATCTTGTTGGTGGGTTTCTTTTATTGAGGCGTCAAACGTAATGAGAGTGCCCCCGTTTTGCTTGAACTGAACCCTAGTTTTACCTGATAGCAGTGAGGACAGTGTCTGGCCGCCTACCGCGGCTATTCCTGTGATTGCCATTAGTACGCCACCGTGGGTTTAAGGGAGCGATTCACCTCCCGGCTGACCCGATCCAAGTGCTCTCGGATTCCATCCTTGACGCTTTGGTGGACCTCTTTGTGGTCCACTCCCGCTGGGACATTGATGGTGACCGGAGCGTTGATCTGGTTGGTTTGAACGACCGAGTTGTCTGAGCTTTCCGTAGTCCCGAAATAAGACTTATCGGTCGGAGCAGACGCGGGTAGGTTTTGAAATCCGCCTGCGACCTTGGCCACCGGAGATTCTTCTGGGGTATTTAGACCAAACAAACTTCCAATAGAACCTGCTATGGCTTTAAACTTTTCGGATGCCGAATCGAATAACTTGCCAAATCCTTCCCCAGTGGAAAGAAAGTTCATGACCTTTACAATCGCATCTCCGATTGAGTTCAAGAAGCTTTCAATCGGCTTCAAAACCCCAAGCCAATCTAGCCACTGGCTAAGCCATCCTTTTTCGCCATGGAGTGCCGCCCATAGCTCTTGGACTGCCAAAACAACGGCTCCAATGCCCAAGATCCAAGGTGTAAGGGGATTTGCCAAGAGCAATCCATTGAAAAATTTAAACCCTTCGGCAAGTAATCCTACCGAGCCCTTGAGTTTGTCAAAAGCCAAGGTTGCAGCAATGATGGCGCCTGCAATAGCCCCTATGGTCTCAACAAATCGAAAGAGGGTCTTGTGCTCTTCAGCAAACCTTTGGATGACCTTGATCATGCCTTCAATGACGCCAAACAAGAACCCAAGGCCATAGATAAACTTCTTAATCCACTCCTCGATATCCACTTTCACGAGCTCTAGATTGGCTTTCCAGAAATCAAGGATCCTATTTACGATATAAGTCAACTCTGGGGCAAAGATTGATGCCATCCAGGCACTGATGCCCTTCATCGCGGCCCAAAGCTTTTGGAAGGCATGCTCAACTTCAACGAGTGCCTCGAGCTGCTCCTCTGAGAGGATGGCCCCTAGTTTTTCTGCCTCCTCACCAGTGCGCTTGATGGCGTCTGGACCTTGGGAGATCCAACCCACCATGGTGCGGCTGCCTCGGCCCATGAGCTGGGTTGAGATTGCGGCTTTCTTGGAGAAATCATCTATGTTCTGAAACTTCTGTGAAAGCGCCAAGAGCACTTGGTCTGCAGTCTTGAAGTTTTGAATTTGCAGGGCATTGAAGCCAGCTTCCTGGAAAGCCTTTTGGGCCTCTGCGCTGCCTTGCTTTGCCATGTAGAGGTTTCTAGACAACTTGAACATCGCGGCCGACATCTCTTCTTGAGAGACGGCAGACTGTTTGGCAGAAAAGGCCAACTTTTGAAACTCCTCAGCCGTGACGCCAATGCTTTGGGCTGCGACGTGGATTTCCTCTGCGAAGTGGGCAAACTTTTCAACCAGCTCATAGATGCCCTTGGCCACTTCCATTGCAGCCAGAAACTCCAAGCGCCTCTTTATGCCCTCGAGTTGCTCTTCAAGGTGGTGGAGCTTCTCTTTGCCTTCAATGTCAAATCCAATTTTGACGAGCAGTTCTTTCAGGTTCATTTTTTAGCTCTCTCCATCGCGGCTCTCTGAAGCTCCGCTTGGATATCAAGCGCTTCATGAGAGTCCATTAGGTCATCGATGGTCCACTTATATTTTACGTTTGTAAGCGAATCCATTCCAGCTAATACTGGCCTCCAGATCGCCCATTTTACGTTAGACTGGATTGACTCTACTTGAGAACTCCCCGCAGCTTGGTTAGCGCGAGGAGTTCTTCGAAAAAATTACCGTATTGCACCTCCAGATTTGCTTTTACAACCTTGAAGCAATGCATGAGCCGGTCTTGGTAGTGGTGGTCAAAAATTATTTTCTTGCCTCCGCAGAACACTTTTTCACTGCAGAGTTTTTTGATGATTGGCTTGGTTTTTTCCTTGGTGCAGTTGTGGAGTAACGATTCAAAAACCTTGCCCATTAAATCTGGGTCAATTTCCTTGCTCAATCCATCTTTGCCAAAGATAGCTGCGACTGCCATACCAAGCGGTTTCCCAACCATGCTTGACAGGTCAATCAAAGTGTCGAGAGATTCCTCTGCGCCCCATTTTTCAAACTCGTAAGCTTCACCGTCGATTTTGACCTCAAAGAGGCCATTGGCGTTCTTCATACTTTTCCTCCTAACTACTAGTTGTAATACAAATTAGTAGTTATTAGGAGTTATTTCCACCGACAAACATTTCAAGGTCATCAGTTTCAAAAACCCAAGTTCTGGTTGTAACTTCTTTGGCGAACTCAACATCAGGGAGCTTTTGAACCCAGGCAGTCAATGCAGTTGCTAGAGTGGTGCCGTTGTTGTCCCTCAAGAGAATCGGCACAACTCCTGCGTTTGACAACTGGTCGGCGCTGGAATAAGCAGAAAGCACGTCATTGAAAGATGAGGACTGCATGAGGGTGATTTCGAATTTACCTGATTTGTTGTTGTTTTTTGAACGGGTACCTTCGCCATCAACGCCGACCTTGAGATTGTAGGCCTGCTCATTTCGCATTGCCTTGATGAAGGTTCCATCGGCAAACCCATGTGCAATCTTGCCACCTACAATCATGCTCACGTTCTTTGGGTCATATTGCAAAACCATTTTGTCAGTCCTCCTTAAACAGTAACTGTTCCGTTGACTTGTACGGCATTAATTGCTCCAGACAAGCGACAAGAGAAGCTAATCGTTGGCGCAACTCTGTTTGCCCGTTGAGTCAATGGCACAGAGAGCACCGATGGAGCGCTGATTGTGATTGGCGAATCGCCATCAATTAGTCCATTTACGACACCTTGGTCTATTGCGGATTTCACTGCTGACAACAAGATGCCCACACCTTTGTCGGTGTAGGGGATTTTTGAGACCGAGGTGATTGACTGAAAAATATTTGTTTGAAGCGTGCTAACCAACCAGTCAATGCCAATCGTAATGTCAATGTATTGGCCTCCGACCATCAACCCCATCTGGGTGATGTTTTTCCCCCCAACCGTGGTGTAGATGTTCCCGTTTTTACCTGCAACTTGGGCAATGGGGTCACCAATTATGTTGCCAATTGCGGTGTCAGTAAGGTTGTCTGGGGATATCCCAACTAGGCTTTGAAAAGCCCAGTTGTTGGAGCCTGGAACTTGAGGGAGTTGACCACCCATCCAAGCTGCCTCGATCCCTTTGTTGTAGCTCAATGGTGAGTACATCAGGGCTGTCCTGGTGTAGGAAAGGCCTTTTAAAACCGATAAAATATCTGTGTTGCTCGACAATGGGATGCCAGAGTCATTCGATGCTGCGATGAAGATTTTCTTCAAGGTTTCGACGTAGGCTGCAAGCTGCAAGATGTCAGAGTCTGCATTTGAGCAAAGAGCAATCCCATACCAAGAGTTGTTTTCTGCAATGATATTTTGGAGGTCGTTTACGATGCCGTTGTTTGGGGTAACCAAGGCATGGGTCAAATCACTGTCTACCGCTGAGTAACTCACCCCTTGTCCTGCTGTGGAGGAAGTCAAGGTCAAGAGCGCTCCGCCACCACTTCCAGTAACTGCCCCAGTTACAGGGGGGTTGGTTGGGAATGCGGTGTTAATTGCAGCGAGCAGGGCGGTCAAAATTGATTGCTGGGTGTCGCTCCCACTTGAAGTATAGCTGATGATAGTTCCGTTCAGGGTAAACTTGTATTGGTGTGAGCTCACTAAGTTGTTCACTGCGAAGGTGTCAACTTGGGCCACGGCTGGAGTGCGGTGACCAACGAAAAACTGTGTTGGTTTCAAGGGCTGATCAAATAATTCGAGCGCGTATTCATACTCTGGGTCTGAGGTAGTGAATCCATCGGTCAACATCGCTGCTGGGCTAAAATAAGAGTGAACATAGTCACTCCAACCAGCATCAGTTGGCCCTATAATGAGAGGAATTGAAAAACTCGTCTGAGGCACAGCCTGAGTTTGCTGTGAAATGTTGATGTTGATAATATTGTCTATGGATGCCATTTTTCCCCCCTTAGGTTACCACTTCCGAAACATTCTCTTGAGAATTTCCAATATCTACTGTCCCTTGTACAGGCACTGTGTCGATCTCGCCAGTGTCGGATTGTGTGTTCACTGCGATACCGAAAGTGCAATCCATGTGCGCTCTGCCTTCATAACCAGTATTCAGCAATTGAGACAAATCCGCAACATTTCCGATAGTCCAAACTGCTATTCCAACTCTTCTCAAGTTTTCTTGGACATCTTCTCGATCAAGCCCGCACTGCCATGCGGTCATATAGTTATAAGCTTCTTCATGGGTATTTCCATAACAATCAAACGAAACTGACATTCTCCTGACTCCACCGGAATTTACCACGGTGGTTGGGTTGCCTTGGTTGTCTAATACTGGGTCCTTTGAGTCATCGCCAAACTTTGAAGCAGGAGTTGTGAATTTGAAAGAGAAGTATGGCTTTGTTGGCCTTGGCTCGTTCTGAACCTCAGGCTCCGCCAAGATGGCGTGCTGGCTATCGAGACCGCAAACTCTGATGATTTCCTTGTAGATGGACTTTCTCGCGATATTAAAGTCAAACCCTAGGTTGCTTTTAGGTATTGGCACTAAATATCTCCGAAAGAATCATGGGGTTGCTGCGTAAGGACCAACGTCGATCCTCATTATTCTGGCCCTCGAGAACGATCCCCAGTTCTCAACTGATTGGACCTGGTACTCGCCTCCTAGCCGCGACAACCTGTCGTTAACTATTATTGAGGTTGGATTGGTCTCAATCTCCAATCCCTCGTCGATTATTATAGAGGAGTTGTTGTAATATATCCAGTATTGCTCCTTGAAACGATCACCCTCTGGAACGAGCAATAAATCCCTTCCATTTACTGGCTGAATATTTCCTTTAACCTTTAAGGTTAATAAATTTTTCTTAACTGGCTTCCCATCGACGATTATGACTTGGCCCTCTCGTGTGACCTTGAAAGTTTCGTCATGGGTTATGATTTGAGATTTTCCCTGGAGCTTGATCATTCTACATTCACCTTGAAGGTCACAGACCTGAGCAAGAGCTCTGACTCCCTCAATGTACTGGTGTGACCAACACGCTTTCTCTTTTGTTCTTGAAGGGAGGCGATCCTTGCTTCGCTGTTTGGCTTCAATCCCGTGCCGTATGGTGGAGGCACGTTTGACTTTATCTTGTTCTGTATGAGGCTTTGAACATAGAGGCCAATTGCCTCGAGTGCCTTTTCCTTGCTCCAGCCCTTGGTCAAAATGTTCTCTATCATCTTCTCACGCATGGCGTTTATCGAAGATTCATGCTCATCGACAGTCGAACGTATGAAAGAGCGCTCTGGGATTTTTGTTGTCCCAAACTCTTGGAACAAAGCAACCTCAACCACAGAAATTTCTCCCTTGGAGTATGAGCCCGCGTCTTCGTGTATTCCAATTGATACATAGGCGCCCTTGCCTGAGAAGTTTTTCTTAAGCTTTTCCCAATTTGGGTTTTTCTTTTCAATAATTTTAGCAGAAGCCCTTATCATTGGAGTATGGCCTCTAAGGCGCACTGGACATGCCACTGTGACTTGAACAACCTTCGACGATAGCCTTCTTCCATCAAGTTGTAGATTTCTATAACCTCTCCAACAAAGGTCATTTCCCCTGGCTTAAGCTTGAAGGCGCAAAGGTGGCACCTCTGTGAATCAAAGAACATCCAAGAGAGCTCGTTTTGGCTCAATCCTCGTTTAGCAAAAATAGGCTTGCTTCTGTTTGTGTTGTCCATGGGGCTATTTGCTCATTCTCCATCATGTGTTTCTTGAAGTCTGGTTTCACCCTATCGGTGTTTTGGTTGACGGTGATTTTGTCAGAGATAGAAATGCCCCCAGCGTAAGGAGTTGCGTCCTCTGTTGCAAGGCGCGTCTTCAGCATCGTCAAGAGCTTCATGTAGCCTTCGGCCTTTTGCTTGAACTCGATTCGAACTTGGCCAACGGTCTCATTGGCTAGCCTAGAGAATTTGCCAACCACGCTCTCACAGCAGCGGATGGCCGCATTGATGGGTGAATTGTTGTACTTGGAAAGCACCCAAACAATCTCTTCGTCTTGCAAGAGTGGGTCGGTGCTATCGGTGTCGCCAATCAGAAATCGAACTTGGTCCTTTGGGGTACTGCCTGGATTGAAGCTATATGACCAAGACACGGATCCCTCCTTGGCTACTCCTTGTGCTTGGAGGAGCGATGAATCTTAAGCGCGTGGTTTGACTTGAAACTTTTTTCACAGATGGAGCACTCAAAGCCATGCTTCTTAACCTCCATCCCATTGGGGGTTTTACCCCCAATCTCAACTACATACTCTAAATTGAGGTGGGACCTCTTTTGAACCTCACCCCAATTTTCAAATCCAATTACTTCTTCACCTGGGTTGAAGGTCGTCACCCGGTTGTCCCGACCAACGACCTTCAATTGTTTTTTTGCAATGAACATCAAACACCAACTATGGGGTTTGGAGAACGTTCTTCAAGAGCACGCCGAGGTCTGCGCCTACGAGCTTCATGGCATATGCCATTTCGCCTTCGATGCGGTCTGCCTCTAGTTGCTCCATACGGAAGCTCTTGATGCGGTTGCCTTGTGCACCTGCACCAAACAAGCCCTGCCATGAGAAGATGTAACCACCTGATGGCTGCATGATGCTTGGAGCTGGATTTGCGTAAACGAGAAGAGCAATGTTTTTGACCAAGAAGTCAAATGAACCAGTTTGGTTCTCTTGGGCAGAATTTAAAACAGCGTCTGCGACCAAGAATTTCTCGACGCCAAACAACATTGCCAACAGCTCTTCAGACACAATGCCCCGCTGGGTATACTTGATGCGGTCAAGCACTTGTGGGTTGTTTCTGAGGGCTGTGAAAACATCGTCTGCGACCACAAAAGTTTGTGGGCGGAAACCAGTTTGGGACTTGATCGAACGCTTCAAAACGTCAACGTCTGACATTGGGTCTGAGTTTGTTGCATCCCAGTAACCTTTGCCGTTTACGTTTGGTTGGAAGTCAACTGGACCACCGCCAGAGATAAATCCCTGCCAAACGCCAAGCGCCATAAATTGGGTCGTGAAGGAGATCTCACGTCGCAACAACAATTGTTGGGTGACGAATAGAGTTGCATCACGGTCCATATCCAATGGTTGGTCTGCGTTGGCTCTGGTTTGGTCATCAACGTCTTGGTGTACAGCAAACACATCGCAGAAATACGATGGTGTGTTGTCTACCTTGAATCCGCCGCCTGCTGATTCAGAGGCCGGAGCTCTCTTTTGAGCTTGGGTTCTGAACCAGAAATCTTTCGTATAAACGAAATATCTATCAGACTGCTTCATCACTGGGACGATCGGAAAAACCTTGTCCGCGATGAAGTCCTGAGCGCGTTGGATATAGGCGATTGATATATTTGTTAACGGTCTATTTACGTGGACTTCTGACCTTGTTGGTTGTGGCATCTTTTATTTCCCCTTATTGCTTACCGTTACGGATCAAGAAAACCGTGGTGATGTCACCGCTAGCTGCTTTTTCGAGAGCTTGAGCAACTGCAAAGTTGGTAGAAGTTGCCTTCACGAAAAGACCGCTTGAGTTAACCATCAACAGGTCACCGATGTTGAACGCCCCACCAGCTTGCGCCTTTGAAACGCCTTGCACGAGAACTTGACCTGCCTCGCCTTGCTGTGGGTTGTTTTGAAGAATGCCAATGATTGGCGAACTTGTTGCGCTCGGAGGGCAAAGTGCTGCTCCGCCAACTCCAGTTCCAACTGTGCTCACTGCGGTATAGACACAAACCCCAGTGTACTGAAAAGTTGCTTCGCTTGACATGTCGATGTCTGCAGGCAGAACACCGACGTAAAAATTTGGTATTTCGTAAGCCATCATGCACCTCCCTTGCGGTTAACTTTGTAGTCTCTGTAGATTTTTTGACCTTCAGCAGACATTAATACTTCAGCGTAGATTTCTTCACGAGTTCTGGTCCCATCGGATTTTTGAACGATTGAGTTGACCAATTGCTCGATTTGAGCATCTGCGTCGCCAGCAGGGGTATTGCCCTTGGTGCCGATCTCGTTGAAGAGTCCACCGGATTTTGCCTGGGTGTTCAAAGCTTCAAATTGCTTGACCACTCGGGCATAAGCTTTTTCGCCAAGTTTAGAAGCATCGCGCAATGTTTCTACGATTTCTTCTCTCTCTAGGCCCAAGTGCTTAAACTCTGCAGCCTTTGCGATTAGCTCTTTTTCTTTAGCTTCTTCATCACGTTTGCGAACTTCCATATGAAGCTCGTCGTTTTTCCTTACCAGCTCGCGAACGCGTTCATCGTAGGACTTGAAAACGTCGGTGAGTTGGCGTCTTTGATTCTCGGGAAAAACCGAGAGATCCACGGACTTGTAGACCTTTGATTTGCTCACGCTATCCTCCTCGTTGGTTAAACCCTTGGCCACTCCGGATTTCTCAACTCCGTCGTCATCGTCGTCGTCCTCGTCCTCCATGTGGTGGGCTGACTTGACTGCCTCTTGATTGTCTGGGTATTTTCGGTAGCCCAATTTTTCAAGGTGCTCTTTGTAAGCCTTTTCAAAACTTTTTTTAGCTTCCTCGAGAGCCTCTGCTTGGTGCTCTTCGGTTACTTTCTCTGGATATGCCTCTTCCTTCATGGCCTCTTCTTCTTTGTCGTGGCCTTCTTCGCCAGCTCCATGGTGGATTCCAGCTTCCTTCATTGCGTGTGCAACATGCTCATGCTTCAGCTCGTCCTTGTGGGGAGCCAAAATTCTAGCAGTGGCCTTCAATGCAGCTTGGGCACGATCGCTTAGAGGGCGATTGTAAGCAGCTCCATCCTCGTGAGCCATTGGCTCATTCATACCAGGGTCTTTATAGACGGCGCTGTCTTTCCGAGGAGCAAGACCACCGGCGTCTTTTTTTACTTTCTTGTTTGCCATTTCTTTTTTTCCCTTCAGTGACTTGAAGACCAGAAATTTTTTTTTGTTGGCCCCTCTTGGAACCAAGCTGACTTCATCTGTCTCGAGGTCGTAGAGTTTTTGCATTATCGAAATGTTCCTCTATATTCAAAGAAAGAGTTTAGGAGATCATCTTTCTTCACGCAAGCCCTTTCCTCCAACACTAAATCCAGTGTACTCCCCATTCAACACTTTTTGCCACTCTTTTGGATCAGGAACTTTGACTCCGAGTATCCAAGAGCCCTTTTTCACCATTTGCGGTCCATTCTGGCCAACAAACTCGATGTCGGCTGGACAGATGTAGCTCTCAACGGGGTAGGCTTGGATCTGTTTTTCATGCCCAGAGCCAATCACCCTCGACCTTGCCAAGTAGTCATGGGCGGTTTTTTCAATGTCCTCTGGTTCCATATAGTCATCTTGTGAATCAACTTCATTTGGGGCGAGCACCACACCATAGACAATTTGCTTTTGTGAGTCTGCCTTAAGGATTGGCATCACTTTGCCTATTTTTTGGGACTTTTCGACTGATTGGTGGATTGGAGATTTTTGGTGGATCCTGTTCTGGTTCATGAGGTTGTTCATGTGTCCCTGGTGTTCAATGAGTGCCTGCTTTAAATTTGCTAGGGCTTTTTCTTTGTTTTCCCTTGGGGCGTTTATGTGCTCTTGCCTTGCGCGCTCTATGTTCAGTGAAGATTGGTGAGCTTGGGACATCGCCCTTTGGAGCTGTAGGCTATTATGCTGACCTTTTTTGCCTCCGCCTTCTGGGTGCCTCCCAGAGCCTGGTCCTCCTTTATTGATCTGCTTATTCAAAAGCGCCCCTTGACTAGGGTATCCCATCAGTCTATTTCCCCTTCCGCTCGAGGTGGAGTCAGACCAATAATACCCTTGGGCATCGATATTCAAGAGCGCATCGGCTGGGAGCATGTCGTATTGGGCAATTCCTATTCTCGGCTCAGCATCGTTTGAAGTAGCTGGGTCAGGAGTGGCAATTCGGGTGAACTTTTGCCGCAACAATGGGCTGCCTTCGACCTTTTCAACACCATCGCTGTTATCTTCATGGTCGAAGAGAACAAGGCCAGGGTAATCTTGTGCCCATTCAGGGTAATTGTGGATTTCTTCTGGTCCTTCATAGACAAATTGACCTCCCGGCATTAAGACGCGATGAACTTCTGACAAGAGTGCCTTGACATCAGGCGCACTCTCATGCCCTAAAACGTTCACATACCTTGCCTTACTGACAGAGCCATCAGGCAGAGGAAGCCCAAGGTCCAAGTCATGGACCGCTGTACCATAGTCGTAAGGATATAGATCGAAGCCAATATGGCCAGACTCCCTGCAATTTCCTGAGCCCAAGTCAATCCAAAGTCCTTTTTCAAGTGCTTCATCGTTGTAGCCCTCCCCACTAAATGAGCTTTCTTCTCCTTCTTGGGTATCTTTGTCGACTTGGTCAGAAGTGGATTCTTGAGCAAGTCTTTTTTTGCGGTAGTAGAGCGGGTCTTGCTCCAAGTTGTCCCAAGCAAGCTCCCTTGCGGTGAGCGGGTCAACGTTCTCTGACTCCGTCTCCCAGTCTATCCCTGAGATTAGCTCTTGTGCGTCTTGGAGGTCTGAGATGGAGTTTGGCTCATCTTCTTCATCTGATTTCAAGGCGCCGCCTTCTAGGTTGTTGATTCCTGGGTACATATCCGGGTCAGCATCTACGTCTTGTGAATCGAGGCTTTTTTCGGCATCTTCTTCGCTGGCCTCTTCATCCAAAAATAAGTCCATTCCCCGAGCCAGCTCCTCTAGGGATCGCTTTATTTCAGAGATGTTTTTTAGGCTGTGTTTTTCCTTCTTTAGTTTCTCTTCCTCACCTGCCACTGGAACGTGGACTTGCGAGCTAGTGGGTTGGGATTTGCCAACGCCTTCTTTTTTTTTCATTGGTTCTTTTGCCATATCAATCCTCCGATTCTTCAAACTCTGCTGTCTCTATGTCGCCATACTCAATCGTCATCATGCAAGCACAATGGGGATGGATCTCAGTTGGAACCTCGACTACATCTCCATCAGGAGTTACCCAAGATTCTGCGAGACCAACGGCCTCGCCGTCCATCTCTTGGCAGTCTTCACAGGGATTGCCGTCCACGACCCAGACCTTTGTTGCCCCAAGGGGTATGATCCCATTTTCTTGCCCTTGTTGCCAGACCTCCAATTGCCCACGGTTGAGCATGAAGTTTGTCTCTGTCCTTGCAATCATGTTCGCACGGTATGTCAAAAGCTTGTCGTAGTAATTTTCAGAGAGCTCATCGATCCTCTCTGGTGCCATGTCAGTTTGCTTTAGGCTCAAGACATAGTTGGTGTGGGCCCTCGCAAGTCTAGGGTAGAGCCCAATGTAGTTCTTGATTTCTCCAACCAAGTCCCTTGGGTTGAGTCCCTGGGTAAACTGGGTGTAAACGATGTCTTGGATGGACTCTCTGCCGCCCTTCACCAGTGGATCAACCATCCACTCGCCCGTTCTCTTTCTCCAAATCCTCTCAATCCCTGGGTTCTTGTAGTCAAAGCGGTACCTGGATTTGATTGGAGGAGGTAACGCCTGCATTGCAATGTCTGCAGAGGCCATCATTGCCTCAAACGTTTTTTCGGAAGCTGGAGCTATCTCTCCTGGGAACTTCTCCCATTCAATTTCCCTGTCGATCGCGGAGTAGTTGCCCTTCATCCAAGCTTCATAGATTTTTTCTGGGTCTGGGATTTTTGACCTGAATGTCTTTATGCCTTTCACCAAATCTATCGTGACAGCCTTTTCCATGCGCCTGGAAAGCGCCTCAAGCCTCTTTGGGCTTCGAGTTCGGCTCCAGTTTGGCCTCTTCTTGGTCTTTGCTGCCTTTGCGACAAGGCTCCAGGGCTTGTGGGTTACAAACATACTCCCTCTTTTAGCTGGGACTCCAAATCTTTTATCTCCCCTTTAGTTCCAACTGAATCCTTGTAGACATGGCTGCAGCTCATGCAGATGCGGTGCTCTGGAGACAACGCGGCGCTGGGATATCCGCATTGAGGGCACTCGCTCACCATTTGTCCCACCTTGTGAACTGCTCTGGGGTTTGGAGTTTTTTAAAGTTTTTTTCTGATGTCCTTTCGGTATTGCCATCGACGTTTGTGGTGACCGTTTCAACTGGGGGCTGGCCATTTACTGGACTTGTGTCAGCTGGCTTGCCTAAACCAGTAGGCGTTTGAATTGGCAGCCCTGGGATCTCCTTTATATCCTCGTACTTGTCAGGCTGTTTGAGGTCCACCATTTGATCAACGTCCTTCATGGGGTTTACGGGTTCTGGCAAATGTCCAACCTTGCGTAGGTATTTTTCAAGTTCCTCATCTGGGAAGAGTGGCATCCCTGATTGGGCAAGCCCCGTTATGTACTTGACGAGCTTCTCTAGGTCTACGCTTTCGATGTCGCCATGGACTAGCTTTGGATAATCGGTGATTTCAAAGTCATTGAGCTTGAACAACCTTGGTATTGCAAAGCGATTGAACACCTCTGCAATGATGTTGAGGAATGCCCCAAGTGAAGATGCAAAGAGCTCCCGACGATCAGACACTAGTGAAAACGAACCCACGTTTTGGTGCCCAATCAACAAGAAGTCGGCCAGGCAAGTCATTGCAATCCTTTGGTCATAGCGGTTGATGACCTTGTCAACGTCCATTTGCCTGGATCCACCGGTTGACAACAATTTAAATTCATATAAAGGCTTTCCATTTATGTCGTACTGCATCGGCAAGACCAATCCCTCTTGCTCGTCGCGCCTGACGTTTACAACCATGTTTTTTATGGCAGCAAGCAAAGATTTTTCTGCATCGCTGGCGTTCACTGAGAGCAACTCGGCAGGAACGTAGGCACATGGCAATCCCGCCAAATCGCGCTCAATCCCTATGGCCTCGATGTTCTCTATGTTCTTCTTCATGTACCAAGCTCTGTAAGCACCTCGAAGTATAGATTCCCCTTCTGGATTGTTTTTGTGCACCGTAGTTCTGAAGAGAAGCATTTTTTCTGTAGGAATTGTAACGTGGTAATAATGCGGAGGTGCAAGTTGTTCGACACCTTGGATACCTCCATGGTCATCGAATTGCCAGCGATAGATGGTATCTTGAGAACGAATCGGGATACCCCTCCATCCGATTCTACCATCAGAATATTTAGAACGCATCGTCGGGTCAAACCCATCACCACACCTCCTCTTGTAAACTATTTCATGAACTGAATAACCGTAGGTGAGCATCGAGAGGATCTCGGCTATTGTCTCAATCCAAGGTACATCCATGTCGTTCATGCAGCTTTCCAAAAACTCTGCTGCTTCTTTGTCTGCTGGATGGCTTGATGCTGGGTGTGCGTTCCATGGAACTTTCCGGATTATCTTGTCAATGGCGTAGAGAATGCCCTTTACAGTGGCGTCGTTGGTTGACATCTCCTTGTAGACTTGGGCGCCCTTCCACCCAGTGAGCTCTTGGAGAAATTCCTCATATATAAAACCGCTAAATCTTCGTAAACCACTAGCACCAACTTGTCTGTAATCTATGACGAGCTGTTTTTCATTGTTAGCCATTATGGCATCCTCCAGATATGCATATACGATTCTACCTCAGGCTTGATGCCCATTCTATTAAAGAAGTCTTTGATCAAGACGTGTTTCCCTTCATTGTTGTCAACGCAATCATCGACAGCTATCAAACAACCTTTTTTTAGGTTTGGCCAAGCGCAAGCAAGCAACCCGATGTGCTGCATCCAGGCATTGGAGGAATGAGGCCCTGTAAAATCCATCCCATCGAGGAATAGTAGGTCAAGGTTTTCAGAGCAGGAATAATGATTTGAGAGTATTGCGTCCATCCCATCAGCCAGGTAGACGCCAACGTTTGGGCAAAGCGACCTCGCGAGCGATACGCTTTTTTCAGAGATGTCAAAGGAATAGCATCTACCATCTGACTTGTGGACCATCCAGTCCCAAACCCTGGTTGACTGACCGTCAGATTCCCACCCATCCTTGGTTCGGATGCAGCCAACCTCTAGGAGCTTGGGGCTTTCGACCTTTGACAATTCGCGGGCAAGATACTGAAAACCCTCCCACCTCCTGGTATTGAATAACCTTGTAGAAAACTCATTGCACCAATCTTTGTAGCTAAATAACATTTAGACCTCTTTTTGTTACTAAACACTTACCATGATAACGGCTATCTCAGCCATTTGCTTGGGCCCGTTATCGACATTGCATCAGCATTGAATTGAATTGAAGGCCT